GCAGGACGCATACAACGATATGCTGGTGTGCGGGGCAACACCGGATGTGGCACACACGCTGCGGGCAAAGGCGAACTGCGCTTATCGGGAGGACGCGGAGACATACCCGGTGCAGAACATGGTGGTGCGCCGATTGACGCCGTTGGAATGCGAACGGCTGCAGGGTTTCCCGGACGGATGGACGGATATTGGAGATTGGGTTAAAACAGATAAACGCAGGCGCGAAATAAAAGTGAAAGGAAGTGCGGACAGCCCACGGTACAAGGCGCTGGGAAACTCCATCGCCCTGCCCTTCTGGGACTGGATGTTGCGGCGCATGGCGCGGTATCTGCCGGAGGGCGCGACGCTGGGGAGCTTGTTTGACGGAATAGGTGGGTTCCCGCTGTGCTTTGAGCGGATACACGGCAAAGGCACGGCGCGGTGGGCAAGCGAGATCGAGCCGTTCCCCATCGCGGTGACAAAAAGATGGTTTGGGGAGGAATGACATGACAAGAGATGAGATCGTGACCGCGCTGCGGTGCTGTGATGGTGGAGAATATGACGAATGCAACAAGTGCCCGCTACGTGATGGAATCAACTGCCGCAACCTGTTAGACCTCGCCGCCGCTGACCTGATCGAGAACCAGCAGCGGCACATCGAGGCACTGATGAAAGCCAACGACAGCTTGAAGGACGCCATTGCGCGGCGGGATAAGCAGATCGAGGACATGAAGCAGGGCATGGCACAGCTGGCAAAGGCTGTGGCGGTGAAGGAGGAGGCGGAGTGATGGAACGACTGACAGAGCGACTTAGAACTGGTGAGGTTCTTATGGCGTCAGATTACGAGGAGAAATACACGGAACAAGAGTGGATCTGTGTGCTGCAAGACCGCCTTGCCGCCTACGAGGACACGGGGCTGACGCCGGGAGACATCAAGGAATTGCTTGACGTGGCTGCGTCGAAAACAAACAAGGTTTTGCGGCTTAAAGAAGAATTGCACACCATGAAAAACGAACTATGCCAATACTGCGGGAAGTACAAACAAGCACACGAGGGCGCCTGTGACGGGTGCAGATGGAGGGAAATGTGATGGATGCTGTGAAGTTTGTAAAGGAGTATCTGCGTATGTGTACAAAGGTTGATGAATGCGAGGATTGCCCTGTATACAAGACTGACTTTTGTACTTTACCTGCTAAGGAGCGTTCACAGGAGAGCGCGAAGGAGATTGTCGAGCTGGTCGAGGAGTGGTCTGCTGCACACACGCGCAAGACACGGCAGAGCGTGTTTTTGGAGCAGTATCCTCAGGCTGATATTGATAACACCGGGCTTTTGATCCTGTGCCCTAAGCGTATTTCTGCTGATATACGGGTTACCGACGATTGTTTGCGCCAGGGGTGCTCCGATTGTCGCCGCGAGTTCTGGATGCAGGAGGTGGAGTGATGGATAATCTGTTGCAAGACATCGCCAGCGGGCTGTGGATTGTGATAGGCATTCAGGCCCTTGTCTGGCTGAAGCGTTGGAATAAGAAGTTCAGTGACCTGTATGACGAACTGAAATGGGAGATGGAGTGATGGAACGAATGACAAAACGCGAAAATGGGCACGTGTATTACCCGAGATGCTTTGAAGAACCGTGCGGCGGCATGGGATGCCTCACTGAGGACTGTGGATTTAAGGTCGAAATCTGCGAACGCCTTGCCGCTTACGAGGACACGGGGCTGGAACCGGATGAGGTTTTGCCGAAGGACGAGGCAGACGAGATCGCGCTGAAGCTCATGTGCCTTGCTGATTTGGAAAGCCTTTGCAGTTATACCCGCCTGCGCGAGTTGGCCGAGGCCGACAAGGACGGTCGGATTGTGGTGCTACCGTGCAAGGTGGGCGATACGGTGTATCGGTTGCAATACATTGAGCAAACGCCTGGACGATTTGTCGTGGGAGTTGCAGAGATAAAGTTTGCTCTTCTTTGGCTTGAAGAGTTCGGCGAGACCGTTTTCCTCACCCGCGAAGAGGCGGAAGCGGCATTGGAGGCGATGAAGAATGACTGAGTTAAAACCATGCCCGTTTTGTGGCGGAGAAGCAATACTTGAAACAGTAGATGGCAACAGCCCAGAAGAGTGCTATATATACTGTCCAGAGTGTGATTTTGAAAGTGGCGTATATAGCGAACCCAAATTTATCGTCGAAAAGTGGAACAGGAGGGCTGACAATGGCTGAATACATTGACAGGGAAGCGTTACGCAAAGTTTTAGAGAATTGGCGGGATGCTCATGCGGATGTTGATGACGAACAAGGCTGTGGGCTGCTTGAAGATGTGATATGGGAGGTAGACGCACAGCCTGCCGCTGATGTTGCCCCGGTGGTGCGGTGCAAGGACTGCAAGCACTATCGCAACTACCCGAACGGTTTGTGTTACCTACATACGGAGCCAAAGACAAATGCCCGCGGGTATTCCGGCGATGCGGTGTGTGTAGAGCCGGACGACTTCTGCTCCTACGGCGAGAAAAAGGACGGCGGCGATGCAGAAGGGTGACACGATCCGGGCGCGGTTTATGACGCTGCCGAGCGAGTACCCCGGCTCCGGCGCCAACGATGAAAAGCGGTTCCCCATCCGCAAGGGCACGGTGGTGTACGTGCATCCGAAGGGGCGGTACATCGTGGCGGAGTGCGGCGGGGTGCGGGAGACATTCTTCCCGGAGGAGGTGCTGACATGAGCGAATTCCCGGAACGGCTGAGAAAGCTGCGGGAGAGAAAGAGACTGAAGCGGTATGTACTGTCGGAGCGCTGCGGGCTGAATTCGGATGCTATACGCCGGTATGAACTGGGCACGGCGAAGCCGACGATGGATGCGCTGAAGAGCATAGCGGATGAATTCGGCGTGTCGGTGGACTATCTGATGGGCAGGACGGACTATCCCTGCGTGGTAGATGTTGCCAAAAAATAATTTTTGAAAATTCCACTTAAAAGTGGAAAAATTGAAAAAACGCACTTTATCATGGGAGATGCAGGGGCGAACTCTGCATCTCCATTCTTTTTCTTTTCCCCCTTCTTTACCTGATGGGCGGGGCTTCGGCTCCGCCCGGAGGGAGCAATATGCGGCATAGGTGCCCCGTAAGGGGAGACCACAGCGAGTGACGGGGACTTTCCCTGAAGCGCTAAAGCAGGGCAGGACTGCAATGCCGCCCAAACAATGCGCTGGCAGACCGCTGTATGGGATGCGTCCCAAATAGTCTGCTTACTTCGAATAGGACTTCCCGCACCTCTTAGCAATGTGTCCCAGGGAAGACGTTATATTCAGGTGAGGCGAAAGCCGGGTACAGACGTGCCAATGACAAAGGCCAGTGGCGGGAGGCCGGTGCGTCAGACAAAGGAGGCCACATGGAAGTAAAAAACAAGCGGCTGTCGGATATTATGCCGTATGCTGCAAATGCCAAGAAGCACGACAGACGGCAAATCAACAATGTGGCCGAAAGCATTAAACAGTACGGGTTCGTGCAGCCGATTGTGATTGACCGAAATGGAGTTATCGTCATTGGGCATTGCAGAGCGTTGGCTGCTCAGAAATTGGGCATGAAAGAAGTGCCATGCGTCTGTGTGGACGATCTGACACCGGAACAGGTGAACGCCCTGCGGCTGGTGGATAACAAGAGCAACGAGAGCGACTGGGACTTTGACCTGCTGGCGGTGGAACTGCCGGGGCTTGACTTATCTGCATTTGACTTTGACTGGGGACTTCGCGACGAGCTGAACGATTCCGTTGTGGAGGATGATTATGATCCTGTTCTTCCAGCAGAGCCCAAGAGCAGACTTGGCGATGTATATCAGCTTGGAGAGCATCGCCTTATGTGCGGGGATAGTACGTCCTTGGCGGATGTACAAAAGCTCGTATGGGGGGGCACAGATGGACTTGCTTCTCACGGACCCGCCGTACAATGTGGACTATCAGGGCGCCGCCGGTAAAATCAAAAACGACAACATGGAAGATACAGCATTCAGGCGCTTTTTGACGGATGCGTTTTCTAATGCAGCAATGGTCATGAAACCGGGTGCACCGTTCTACATCTGGCACGCAGGGCTTGAAGGATATAATTTTTTTGGAGCTTGCAAAGATGCTGCTTTGCGTGTGCGGCAGATGCTTATATGGGTAAAGAATATATCTGCGTTCGGTCGGCAAGATTTCCAGTGGAAGCATGAACCTTGCCTCTATGGCGAGAGCGAAATCGAAGAGGATGCTCACGAACCTTGCCTTTACGGATGGACGGAAGGCAAGAAGCATTACTTCTTCAAAAACCGAAAGCAGACAACGGTGCTTAATTTTGATAAGCCGGTAAAGTCTGCGGAGCATCCGACCATGAAGCCGATTAAGCTGTTTGATTACCAGATGCAGTGTTCCAGCAAGCCGGGAGAGAATGTTCTTGACCTGTTCGCGGGGTCTGGTACAACGATCATGGCAGCGGAGCAGAACGGGAGACATGCGTATTGCATGGAGTTTGACCCAAAGTATGCCGATGTAATAATTGATCGTTGGGAGAAGTTCACAGGAGAAAAGGCGGTGCTTCTGAGTGACGGTTGAAGAGGCACAGAAAATTATTGACAAAACAGACAGCCCGTATTTGAAGCGGGACATAGAGAAGTTTATCAAACGCCAGAGGAGAAAGGAGGGCGTGTATGGCAAGAACAGGACGTCCTCGGAAAGAGATAAACGAGAAGCTGTTTGAAAACCTATGCGCTATCCAGTGCACAGAGAAAGAGATATGCTCAGTGCTGGAATGCTGCGAGGACACATTAAACGCTTGGTGCAAGAGAACGTATAAAATGACTTTCTCGGACGCATATAAAAACAAGAGCCAGCTTGGGAAATCAAGCCTGCGGCGGGCGCAGTTCAGGTTGGCTGAAAAGAACGCGACAATGGCGATTTGGCTTGGCAAGCAGTACCTCGACCAGAAGGATATTGTGGAGCAGAACATCAACACAGATGGTGTCAAGGTGATAATTGATGTCTGACATCCGCCTGTCTGAAAAAATCGGCTCTGCGTTCTACGACGTGGCGCATGACGTGTTCCGTCACGGTCACACGCACTACGATTTCAGCGGGGGGCGTGGCTCACTGAAGTCCTCCACGGTGTCTGTACTCGTTCCCCTGCTGCTGATAAACAATCCGGGTACACACGCGCTGGTGCTGCGTAAGGTGGCAAATACCATTCGTGACAGCGTGTACGCGCAGTATATCTGGGCAATCGGTGAACTGGGTATGGCGGCGTATTGGGAAGCAAAGGTTTCCCCGATGGAGCTGATCTACAAGCCTACCGGGCAGAAGATCATGTTCCGGGGCGCTGATGACCCCATGAAGATCAAGTCTATCAAAGTGCCGTTTGGCTACATTGCCGTGACGCACTTTGAAGAAAAAGATCAGTTTGCCGGACGTGCGGAAATCCGAACTGTTTTACAGTCCACCATGCGCGGTGGCTCGATGTTCTGGAATTTTGAAAGCTATAACCCACCTATTTCGCGTGACAACTGGGCGAACAAGGACAGCTTGGAGGAACGCGCTGACCGCCTTTGCCACAAGTCAACGTATCTGCAAGCACCGCCTGAGTGGCTGGGCGAGCAGTTTCTGGCAGAGGCGGAACATCTCAAGGCCACGGACGAGAGAGCGTACCAGCACGAGTATTTAGGTATTCCTGTGGGTACGGGCGGCAACGTGTTTGACAACCTGGAGCTGCGGGAGATCACCGACGAGGAAATGTCGCATTTCGACCACATCTACCAAGGCGTGGACTATGGGTGGTTTCCTGACCCCTTTGCTTTTATCCGTTTGCACTACGACCGTGCGAGGGAAACTATTTACCTGATGGACGAGATATACCAAAACAAGCTCACGAACGAGGCAAGCGGCAACATCATCATTCAGCGTGGATATAAAGACGCATATATTACCTGCGACAGCGCGGAACCTAAAAGCGTGGCAGACTATCGCGCTATGGGCCTTCCAGCAAAAGCAGCGGTCAAAGGCCCCGGCTCTGTTGACTATGGCATGAAGTGGTTGCAGCGGCGCAAGATCGTCATTGACTGGAAACGCACGCCAAACGCATACAACGAGTTCGTGAATTACGAATACGACCGAAACAAAGACGGAGATATAATCAGCGGTTACCCGGATGAAAACAACCATTTGATAGATGCCACCCGGTATGCCGTTGAGCGCATTTCCCGTCGGATGGGAGTTATCGCATGAGCAATGACGCAGTTATCAGAAAACTGAATGAGTTAGGTTATTCCACTATCCCCGAAGCGTTTTACAGCAAAGTGGCGGAGTGGAAAAGCTGGTATCAGGGCAACGTAAAGGGTTTCCACAGCTACCGCGTCCGTAACGGTGAAAGCATGGTTAATTGCAAGCGGTACTCTCTCGGCATGGGGAAGAAGCTGTGCGAGGACTGGGCTAATCTGCTGATGAATGAGAAAGTACAGATCACCCTTGAAGGGCAGAAGGAACAGGAGTTCATCGACCGCGTTTTGACCGAAAACAATTTCACGGTCAAGGCAAACGAGATGCAAGAAATGAAGTCCGCGCTTGGCACGGTGGCCTATATCCCGCGCGTCATCGGGCAGGAGATCAACGAGGGCGGCGAGATCGTTCCCGGCAATGCTTCCGGTATCATTCTGGACTATGTGACCATCGAGAACATTTACCCGCTGGCATGGCAGAATGGCTTTATCAGCGAGTGCGCGTTTTCCTCCGTTGTGACGCGCAATGGCCATGATTACTTGTATCTCCAAATCCACCACAAGGACGAGGGCGGAAGCTATATCATCGACAACCGCATTTATCGTTATGATAACAAGATGCTGTCTGACGAGCAGCTTGCTAACGTCAAGGGCTTTGAGAATATCCCGCCTGTGGTGCATACCGGCAGCGACAAGAGGCATTTTGTTATTGACCGGCTTAACATTGCCAACAATTTCAACTATCTGCTTCCGACTGGCATTGCAGTGTATGCAAACGCTATTGACGTGCTACAAGGCGTGGATATTGCTTACGATAGCTATGTCAACGAGTTCCGGCTTGGAAAAAAGCGGATCATGGTCAAGCCCTCTGCGGCGAAGTACCTTGATGGCGATCCGGTGTTCGACCCGTCCGATGTGGCGTTCTATGTGCTGCCGGAGGATGTCAGCGACGGCGCTGTTATTACACCCATCGACATGACCCTGCGGACAGTGGAGCATAACACGGGCATTCAAGACCAGCTCAATATTCTGTCCAGCAAATGCGGCTTTGGCGAGACCTATTATCGCTTTGACGGCGGCAGCGTTGCAACGGCTACGCAGGTCATCAGCGAGAACAGCACCATGTTCCGCACGATCAAGAAGCATGAAATCATCCTCGAAGATGCACTGGTGGAGCTGTGCCGCATTCTTCTGCGGCTGGGCAATACCGCAATGGGCGCGGGGCTGAATGAGGACGTTGAAATCTCCATCGACTTTGATGACAGCATCATTGAGGACAAGCAGACAGACTTTTCTCGTGATATGCAACTTCTCAGTGCGGGCATTATGAACGATTGGGAGTTCCGCATGCGTTGGATGAACGAGGACGAGGCAACCGCAAAGGCGGCGCTGCCCAAGATGCAGGACATGACAAAAGAACCGGAAGAAGAAATCGAATGAGGTGACGGCGTATGCGTCCTTACCCTTTTAGCCCAGCCTTACTTGACGCACTCCCGGAAGAACTGGCAGAGCTGTTCCGGTCTCTTGAAGATACGCTGCTTGACGAGATATGCAGCCGCTTGAAGCTGGCGGACCAGTTCAACGAGGTCACGGTACAGGATATTCGGGCGCTGCGGTCACACGGCATCGACCTTAAGGACATTGAAAAGGCAATCCGCAAGACCTCTGGCATCAGCGAAAAAAAGTTGCAAGAGCTGCTTGACGATGTAGTAGAGCGGAATCAGAAGTATTACACCGACCTTATCGACCTTACCCATATAACGCAGCCGGAAACGCTGGTGAGCATTGAGGACACATGGGCAATATACGAGCAGACGAAGCAGACCATGCGCAACCTTACGCGGTCTATGGGGTTTCTGGTGGACGCTGGGCGGACGATGCTGCCGCCTGCGAAAGCATATCAATGGTGCTGTGATTCGGCAGTCATGCAAATCCAAAGCGGCGCTATCAGCTATAATCAGGCTATCAAATCGGCGGTGCGTCAGTTGGCGCAAAGCGGTTTGAAAGTCGTAGATTATGAGAGCGGCCACCGTGACCAGATCGATGTTGCTGCCCGCCGCGCGGTTATGACCGGAGTAAATCAAATCTGCGCAAAGTATACGGAGCAGTCGGCAGAATATCTTGAGACACCATATTTTGAGGTTTCCGCACATTCTGGCGCTCGCGATAAGCCGGGGCCGTCACCGTGGTCAAGTCATAAGGGCTGGCAAGGCAAGGTATACAGTATTCGCGCAGGGGACATTTACCCGAACATATACGAAGTGTGCGGCCTCGGCGCTGTGGATGGACTGGAAGGAGCCAACTGCCGGCACCGCCGCAACGTTTGGGTTGAGGGCGTAAGTGAGCGCACTTACACAGATGAACAGCTTGCCCATATTGACGATGGTCTTGGCTGTACGTTTGAGGGCAAGACATATACGGCATATGAAGCAACACAGATGCAACGGCGCGTAGAGCGGACAATCCGCAAGCTAAAGCGCGAGAAAGCCGCCTACAAGGCCGCAGGATTGACGGAAGAAGAACAGGCGGTAAACATACGCCTAAGACGCGTGAACGCCAAATACACGGCATTCAGCAAGGCGGCGGGGCTGCCAGAGCAGCGGGAAAGGATGAAGGTGCTGTATTGAATTTTGACGAAGCAATCAAGACCGTGCAGGCCATCTTAAAGCGCGGTAATAACGCAGAGATTCGACGAAAAGGCGATGGGTATATCGTCTTGGAGGTCAAAAAGACAATCAAATACACTTCCGCGCAATAGGGCGCGGGAAAGGGCAATAGGAGCCAGCTACCGAGGATTTCTCGGTGGTTGGCTCTTTTGTTTTATCAACCATGCCGAGAGGCGTAAAACCGCAGGGCGACGGCCCTGACAATAAACGGAGGTATTTAACAATGAGCGAACCTAATCCTAATCCGAATCCAATTCCGGCACCTTCGCCGGAGCCGTCCCCTGCTAAGACCTTCACGCAGGAGGAAGTGGACGCCATGATTGGCAAACGCCTTGCCAAGGCGATGAAGGGTATGCCCAGCGATGACGAGTTGACCGCGTATCGCACATGGAAAGACAGCCAGCAGACCGAGCAGGAGCGGCAGGCAAAGCGCGAAAAGGAGTTTGCGGATAACAAGTCCGCCCTGACCGCAGCGCAGGCCGAAGTGCAACAGCTCAAGCGCGAGAAGTATGTGCTTTCCAAGGGGCTGACCGGCGAGGAAGCGGAGTTTATCTCTTTCAAGGCCGAAAAGATAATGGATGACAAGACCACCTTTGAGCAGGCCGTGGATAAACTCACCGAAAACCGGCAGAAGGTCAAATTTGATTGGACTGCCCCAGCTGGCGGCGGCAGCGAGAAAAACAACGTCAATGCCGCGATGAACTCGCTAATTCGCGGCGCACTCAAGTAAGAAAGGAAGATTTAACACATGGCAAACATTATCGACAGAAACGCACTTTCCGGCCTTATCCCGGAACCCGTAACCCGCGAGATCATGCAGGGCGCTATCGCCGAATCTGCCGTCCTGCGCATGGGCCGTAGACTGGCAAATATGTCCAGCAAGACCCAGACCATCAACGTATTGGATGCTTTGCCCTCCGCGTACTTCGTGAACGGCGAGGCTACCGACAACGGCGCTGGCGAGGCTTTCAAGCAGACCACGAAGATGGCGTGGGACAAGAAGAAACTGTACGCAGAGGAAATCGCCGTCATCGTGCCCATTCCCGAGGCCGCTCTGGACGATGCCGACTACGACATCTGGGGCGAGGTCAAGCCCCGTTTGACCGAGGCTTTCGGTAAGGTCATCGACGCTGCTATCCTGTTCGGCACCAACAAGCCAAGCACTTGGCGCACCGGCGTTGTGCCTGCTGCTATCGCTGCCGGTAACGGCGTGCCCGTCGGCACCAGCGTGTTTGACGACATTATGGGCGAGAATGGCCTGATCTCAAAGGTTGAGCTGGACGGCTTCAACCCCAACGGCGTGATGTCCGCTATCCAGATGCGCGGTAAGCTGCGCGGCCTGAAGGACACCACCGGTCAGCCCATCTTCAAGTCCGATATGCAGGGTGCCACCCGTTACGGTCTGGACGGAATGGATATGTACTTCCCGATGAACGGCGCGTTTGACCCCAATCAGGCGCAGATGATCGTCGGCGATTGGAGCCAGCTGGTGTACGCCATTCGCCAGGACATGACCTTCAAGATCTTCACCGAGGGTGTTATCCAGGACCCCACCACGAAGGCTATCACCTACAACCTCATGCAGAACGATATGGTCGCGCTGCGTGCGGTCATGCGTCTCGGCTGGGAGATCGCGAACCCCATCAACGCGTACAATGCAGAAAAGACAAATCCGTTCCCGTTCTCCGTTTACGGCAAGGGCGGCGCCATTTCTACCGTCGCCGTGACCCCTGCTACCGCCACCGTAAAGAAGGGCGAGAGCAAGCTGTTTACGGCCAAGGTTGACGGCGAGGGCATTATCAACGGTGAGGTCGAATGGTCTCAGGACGGGACGAAAAGCAATATCAGCGATGAGGGCGTTCTGACCGTTTCCGCTACCGAAACCAAGAGCAGCATCACCGTTACCGCGAAGTCCAAGCAGGACGGAACGAAGACCGGCACGGCCACCGTTACCGTCTCTGGCTAAATTGAAAGGAGCTGGCTCACATGACATACGATGATTACGACTATTACTCCGGGACCTATTTGGGCACCGTGAGCGAAGGAGATTTTCCGCGTCTGGCTGTCCGGGCCAGCTCCTTCCTCGATTACTACACGCAGAACCGGGCAAAAGATAACGCTGATATGGACGCTGTAAAAATGTGCTGCTGTGCACTTGTGGACAAGTATCAGCTGATAGAAGCCGCGCAGCAGCTTGCCGCAACCAAACTGACGAACGCGGCGACCGGCGATGACGTGAAAAGCGAAACGGTAGGCGGCTACTCCCGGACGCTGGCCAGCGGCGGTGAAGCTGCCGCGTCCGCACTAAGCGCAACGGACGGTGCGAAGAAACTGCTGGCGGCGACCTGTAACGAGTATCTGGCGCATACCGGTCTGCTGTATCGGGGAGGGGGGTGCTGTGGTTGTACGCGCCCCACACTATAACGGTCTACAACGCCGTGCAGGAGACTGACCCGGCGACCTTTGAGGAAATCACAAAGCTGTATGTGACCATCCTGCGCGGTGTTATGCTGCAAGCCAGCAAGGCGGTAAACGTCCGAGAAAGCGGACTTGAGAGTGCGGACGCAGTAAACCTGTACATTCCATTCTCCGTGGAAGCGGTAGACGGCACGACAGGCAAGGCCAAGACCTACGCGCCCCCGCAGGCGTTTCTTGCGGCGGCGGACAAGTCCGGGCTGTGGACGCTGTCGGTCAACGGTAACGGCGGTCTGACGTTCTTTGTAAAAGGCGAGTTTGTCACAGACAAAGAGGACGTGGCTATGGCACAGGACGGCTGCTACAACGTGACCAAAGTGGACGAGAAAGATTTTGGCGGCGTGGATATGCAGCATTGGGAAGTCGGAGGGGCATAAGATGTCGCTCAAGTTCTCTGTTGACGTGTCCGGCATGGACGAGGTAAAGCGGGAGCTTGCAAGGGCCTGTGGCCGCGCTGAAAGCGTTTTAGCGCAACAGGTGATGAAAGATACCCTCCCCTTTGTGCCTGCGCTTACAGGCTCTCTGACGCAGAGAACGCGGGTGGTCGGTAACGAGGTCATTTACCCCGGCCCATACGCCCGGTTTCTGTACTACGGGAAAGTGATGGTAGACCCGGCGACCGGCAGCACATACGCACCCAAAGGCGGGCACAAGGTGGTCACAGACCGAAATCTTGTATTTAACACAACGATGCATCCGCAGGCACAAGCACATTGGTTTGACGCTTCCAAAGCGCAGAACATGGAGAAGTGGGTGCGGGTGGCAGATAAGGCGGTGAAGAAATTTGGAAAAGATTAAAAAGGCCGTATCGGCGGCGGAAGAGGATCAGGTATCGCGCAGGCTGCTTGTGTGGCTGAACACATACCCGGAGCTGCCAGTTGACCTTATCCGATTTGAGTTTCTTCCCGCCGACACTTCCGCTATGGCGATGTCGACCATTCAAGCGGCTTACATCGTGCGGAAGTATATCACCGGCGGTTATGTGGCGGAGTACCAGTTCAAGATTATCTACCGCGTGAAGCCGGGAAACAGCAACGACAAACGGCTCAAGGCTGACGAGATGTTAAACGCTATCGGTGATTGGGCGAACGGTCAGAAGCCCGACATTGGCGATGACAAGCGCGTTATCAGCATGGAGCCGACTACGCGATCTTCCCTGTTTGCAATGTATGAAAATGGGGACGAAGATCACCAAATCCTTATGAAACTGAATTACGAGGTGAATGTATAATGGCAGATTTGACTTTTGCGACTCCCGAAGGCCAGACCATTGACCGCGAACTGCTCATTGCGTACCTGAACACCGGCACCGCATCCGCCCCTGTGTGGAGCGCTATCGGTAAGCGCGTCGAGGACAGCAACGAGGAAATGGACTGGAGCACCGACACCAAGCAGGACATTCTGGGCCACACCTTTACGACCATGAAAAAGCCCACCATCACGCAGACCTTTGATCCCATCCCCTTGGATGCGGGCGATGCTGCGGCTGTGAAGATGTGGAACCTGGCCGTCAAAGACCAGGATGCCCAGGCGCTGGCAAATCAGGACATGATGATCGGCCACTTCTACGCCACCAGCGGCGAGGCGATGTTTGCGGAGCGCTACGACGCTTGCGCTATTGCCATCACCGGCATCGGCGGCGAGGGCGGCGGCACCCTGAATATCACCAGCGAGATCACCTACGGCGGCACCCGCACTGTGGGCACTGTGAAGAAGGGCAGCAGCGGCACTATTGAGTTTACTGCGGCCTAAATAACAGAGAGGGCGGGGGACATTCCCCGCCCTCACATGGAGGATAAAAATGGCAGACACTATTATCATCAATTCTGGCGTCGTAAAAAAAGTATTTGAAACAACCGATGGCAAGACGTGTGAGTTTTCTTTTAACCCCACGGACAGCGGGTTTGTGGAAAAGCTTTTTAACGCTTTTGATACGCTGGACAAAAAGCAGGAAACTTACAAAGCGGAAGTAGAAAAGACGGCCAATAAACGCGACATTTTTGATACAGCACGCAATATGGATGACGAAATGCGCGAGATCATCAATGAAGTATTCCACGTTGACATTTGCAGCGCTTTGTTTGGCGAAATGAACCTATACGCGCTGGCGGACGGTCTGCCTGTGTGGGCTAACCTGATGCTTGCCGTAATGGACGAAGTAGACACTACTTTCTCCCGCGAACAGAAAGCTACCAATCCGCGCATCAGTAAGTACACAAAGAAGTACCACAAATGAGATATGATTTGCCGGTGTCCGTGGAAGTCAACGGAACGGAATATGAAATACGGAGCGATTACCGAGATATTCTGACTATCATAGAAGCCATTTCTGACAAAGATTTAACTGAAGCCGACAAGGCAGAAGCGATGTTGGATATTTTTTACCCAGACTTTGATAACATGCCGGAGCGAGACTATGAGGAAGCTATCCAGAAATGCATTTGGTTTATAAATTGCGGGGAGCCCTACAGAGAAGAAAAACGAACCGCAAAGCTTATGGACTGGCAGCAGGATTTTCCTCTGATCGTTGCTCCTGTAAACAAAGTTCTGGGCGAAGAAGTCCGTGCTATGCGCTATCTCCATTGGTGGACGTGGAACACGGCGTACACGGAAATTGGTGATTGTATGTTTGCGCAAGTGGTCAATATACGGCGGAAAAAGTCAAAGGGCGAAAAGCTGGATAAATCAGAGCAGGAATTTTATAGAAAAAACCGGCATTTGATAGATTTCCAGAAGCAATACACGGAACAAGACGAGGCGGTTATCAGCAGATGGATATAAAAACCGCCCTCCGGAGAGGGCGGTAAAGGTTAAGCCATATTCGCCAGTTCTGCCATCTTTTGCACAACGTCACGATCCCAAAGCAAAATGCCGGTTGCTTCAGCAGCGTCTTTTGCCCCTTGCGTAAAGTAACGGTTTGTCATAACAACGCCAACTTGACAGCGGTAAATGGTCTTTCCAGTGTTGACTTCTTGTACCGGCTTGTTACCCAAATCGGAAGTATAGCACTTGCACTGGATGGCATATTTGACCCCATCTTTTTCCGCAAGAACGTCAACGCCCTGGTCGCCGCTGCCGCGTGTTACCTCTACGTTACAAAATCCGATTTTGCGGAGGACATCCGCACACCAGTATTCAAAGCGATGACCGTCCATAAAATCAATGTTGTCCCACAACGATAAATGGGCAGAAGTTTCTTCCGGGTGCTGGTTAATGCCAAGATGCTTTTCTATATCAGAAATAGCTTTATCTGCCACATCGGCGGTGCCGGGAGAAAAACGCGAACGAACAAACCCAATATCATCGCAAAATTCAGTAAGGGCTTTTTCTTGAAATTCGCGGCTGTTTTTATACTTTCCGTCTATTTCAGACAAAGTTTCCTCTTTGATTCGAACTATGGCATCACACAAATGGAGTTGGTATTCGTCGCGTAAAGTTTTAAGCCTATACGTTGGGTCAAAGTTAAAATTGGCTTTAACCAAAGAAACCATTTTGACCAAATCGGCAATTGCTTGGTCGTACCAATGTACAAATAAATTGAGCGAAGGGGCATCTTCGCAAAAAGAAAGAGTAGTGCGCATGTCAGAAACCAACTTGTCCGCGAGTTGCTGTTGTTTTGCGGCAGAAGCGGGCGGTACAAATTCTTCTGTTCGCTCTGCTGTATCAGTGAGGTTAAGAGCGGTTGGTTTCTTTTCAGGCAGCTTTGCTTTTATCTTATCTTTGTTGACAACAAGAATAGCAATAATGACAGGGATAATAAAAACGGCTGTAGTAAATCCGCCACCAAGAATTTTATCCCCCTCTGGCGAAGTAGGAGCAAGAATTACTCCCAAGATAAGAACTACACAGGTAGCGGCAACCCATGTACCGATAAATATTGCTATGCGTTTAATCTTTTCCATAGCTGTCCCTCCTTTACCGCAACCATAACACATTTTATGCGAAATGTCCATTCGCAATTTGAAAGTAGGTGGTGCAAATGGCAAACGCAGACGGCTCCGTTATTATCAGGGCCGACATCGACGATAAACAGGCACAGAAAGGACTTAATGCGTTGACCAAAAAAATCGACGCATTACAGGAAAAGCTTAATAGCAAAAAAAGCAACCGGGATTTTCTTGCAAACAGAGCCGCAGATTTGGCGGACAGTTTGGAAAAAGAACAAGAAAAGCTTGCGCACATGAAAAGCGGGGATGAATTTTTTACAAGCTTTCACATCGAAAGGCAAACTGAGCTTGTTAAAAGTCTTCGCGGAGAATGGAAAGACGTAAACAAAAAATTGGACACGCAAAACGACAGAATTGCGGAAGCTGAGCGTGCAATAGACCGTGAAAAAGAAAAAGCCGGGCAATTGGCAACGCAAATAGCAGCAGCAAAAGAAAAAACTACCGGGTTTTCTGCCGCTGCGGAAGAAGCAGACAAGAGGCTGAAAAAGTTTTCTGATAGAGTAAAAACGCTTGCTCGTCGCGTGCTGGTGTTTTCACTTATCACGCGGGCGCTGCGGTCTTTGAAAGACTACATGTGGGAGGCCATACAAACCAACGATGAAGCTATGGCGGCGGTTGGCAGACTAAAAGGCGCTTTACGCACTCTTGCGCAACCAATACTGAATGTGCTTATCCCCGCGTTTATTGTTCTTGTCAACGTTATTACACAGGTAGTAAATGCTCTGTCCAAACTGGTGGCTATGATTTTTGGGACAACGGCGGATGAAGCGGGCAGAGCTGCTGAAAATCTATATAACCAGCAAAAAGCACTTAGCGGCGTTGGCGGGGCGGCAAAAAAAGCAAGTAAGTCTTTGGCAAGCTTTGATGAAATCAACAAACTTTCCGTGGATACTTCCAGCGGCGGAGGCGGCGCGGGTGCCCCAAACTTTGTGTCTTCCATGAAAGACCAAATCAGCGCGGTCACATCCCTGTTTGTGGGCGCTGGCTTGCTGGCTTTGGGCGCTATACTTACATTCTCCGGAATAAATATACCGCTGGGCATCGCACTTATGGCAATTGGCGCGCTGACTATTTACAGCGCAGTAAGCGAAAACTGGGGCGCAATAAAGGAAGCGCTACAGGGTGAACTTGCCGGTATCGTTGCAATTGTAAGCGTTGCTTTGGTGGCATTAGGCGCGATATTTGTGTTCGGAGGCGTAAATGTTCCTCTTGGCCTTGGCCTTCTTGTCCTCGGAGCGGTTGGTCTTGCGGCAACTATAGCCGCAAATTGGGGCGTGATAAAGGAAGCGCTGCAAGGAGAAGTTGGACAAATCGTTGCAGTTGTAAGCACGGCATTGTTGGCACTTGGCGCGATCCTTTTGTTTACTGGCGCGGGGATTGCGCTTGGTCTTGGGCTTATTCTTGCGGGAGCAGCAGGACTTGCGGCGGCCATTGTCCCAAATTGGGAAAGTATTGTAGAAGCGCTACAAGGGCCGCTTGGGGAGGTTATCGGTAAAATCAGCGCAGCACTGCTTGTTCTCGGTGTTGTCCTTTTGTTTACCGGAGCCGGTGTGCCTCTTGGTCTTGGCCTGATTGCGGTTGGCGCTGTTGGCCTTGCTACGGCAATTGCGCCAAACTGGAATTTCCTGCTTGAGAAACTCAAGGGCGTTTGGGACGACATCAAAGCGTGGTTTAATAATACCGTGATCGGTGGGTTACTGAAAGCAAAAGAAAAGATTGCGGAATGGGGGCACAATGTAATCGGAAAAGTTAAAGATGTGTTGGGTATTCATTCCCCCTCGACGGAAACGGCGCAGATGGGCGACTACATGATGCAGGGTCTCGCAAATGGTATCAATGAAAATCAGGAGCTTGTGTTGGAACAATTCCAACTTGTACTTGATAACATTGACGCAGAATTTCTGGTATGGGAAGAAAACTTTATGACAGGGTTTTCTAAGTTTAGCGCAGAGTTTAACAAGGCATGGCTGGCGCACTGGAGCCTAACAAACAGAAATTTTGTAATCCAGTGGAATTACATTATTGAGTCGTTCCAGCGCGGCATCAACAACGTCATTGATGGGTTAAATAGGCTTGTTGCCGCAGCAAATAGTTTGTCGGATCTGACAGGTAAGCATTATGGCAGCGTGTCACGCGTAAACATTGCGAAGCTGCCGATCCCAAAACTTGCTACCGGAGCGGTCATTCCTCCGAACCGGGAGTTTATGGCAGTGCTTGGCGATCAGAAATCCGGGACGAACATTGAAACGCCCCTTGCTACGATGGTACAGGCGTTCAAACAGGCTCTTGCAGAAAGCGGGTACGGCGGCAGCAATGAAGCCGTGTTGGTGCTGGACAAGGACGTGCTGGGCAAGGTCGTATACCGGCTGAACAAGGCGGAGGGTACGCGCATTGGCGTAAATCTGTCGGAGGTGCAGGGATGAACTACATCAAACTGAACGGCATCTCTTTTGACGCCAATGTGGCGATCTCCAAGTACAATCGAAACTTTAACGTGCTGGACGGCGAAAACGCAGGGCGCGTAATGACGGGCCGCATGGTGCGTGACATCATCGGGACATACTTGGGCCACAAGCTGACGGTGTTCCGGCGCGGTGACAACTACAAGGGGCTGGACGATTTCTGGAACTACCTGTACAAACACAGCGTGGATGACTTCGTTATGCTGGAAGCGGCAGACGGTCAAACTACAATCGCTTATGAAGCGTATTACACCAGTGCGTCGCAGGACTTGGAGAAGGGCGATGGAGGCGTAAACTATTGGGGCGAGATCGAAGTGAACTTCGTCCCGATGGACGCGCAGCTCCGCCCCTGAGAGGTGGCCTATGTCTAAGACAACAATCTTGTATAAGGACATAGCCCCCGGTGCGGCGGATGACGCGACTGTGACCGCCACCGGCGGCACAGGAGACCTCACCCAAATTCCGCACGGCGCGGCTCCGGGTAAGCTTATTACGCTGGAACGGAGCCGCTGGGTGCTGGACGGCACTTTTGATGGCGTGTACGCGGAAGACAAGGTAGGCTTTTGGTCTACGGAGGTTTCCGGGGACAGCGGAGAGTTTACCAACCCGCCCAAAATCACCATGACGTTTACACAGCAGTATTCCAGCATGGGCATCCAGCTTACTTTTGACGAAGATACAGGAGAGTATTGCAGCGAGGTAGAAATCTCGTGGTATCAGGGCGCGGTGCTGCGGCGGGCGCAGTCGTTCCAGCCTGACAACGCGGTGTATTTCTGCGATTGTCGGGTAGAGAGCTTTGACAAGGTGGAGGTCACTCTGAAAAAGACCGTAGTTCCCCATCGGCGTGCGCGGGTCAATGAGATCGTGCTGGGCGTGGTGCGTAAATTCGGGCTGAACGAAATACGCAACGCATCCATCGTAAACCAGGCGAACGAAGCCGCCGTAGAGCTGCCGGTGTCTACGCTTAACTGGACGCTGGACAGCCTGAAAGACGTGGACTATCTGTTCCAGCTGAAACAGCCGGTGGAGGTGTGGAACGACAACCGGCATCTGGGGACATACTACATTAACAACTCGTCACGCACGTCCGCAAACGTGTATGTGATAGAGTGCCAGGACGCGCTCGGAGTGCTTGAATACACGCCGTTCAGCGGAGGTGCATACCTCGATGGAGTGAGTGCGAAAACGCTCTTAGAAACGCTTGCAAAGCCATTTGAGGTGGAGTATGCGAGCGATGTGGAGGACACAACGCTGAAAGGCGTTATCGTTAAGGGCACAAACCGCAGCGCTATCCAGCAGGTCATATTTGCATGGGGCGTCTGTCTGGCAACAGACGGCGGGAACAAACTGCGGGTATTCAACCAGCCCACAAAACCTATTCTTATCCCACGCGGGCGGACGTTCGTCGGATCTTCCGTTACAACCGGCGCGGTGGTCACAAAGGTAAACGTGACGGCGCATAGCTATGTAGAAGCCAGCAACGGCAACGTGACCATCAATGGGGTCAAGTACAAAGACACCCGGACGGTGTACAGTGCCATCAACCCCAACGTGACCGCATCCGACCGGGAGAACGTAAAGGAAGTCACGGCGGCAACTCTTGTATCTGATGAGATTGCACAGGCAGTGGCGGACCGGCTGTACAAGTATTATTCGCTGCGTGACACGAACACGGCGACCGTGGTATACGGTGGCGAGAAGCTGGGCGACTGCGTGAGCATTTACACGCCGTGGGGCCTGCTGACCACAGGCAATCTTCACAAGATGGAGATAAAGCTGTCCAACACGGTGGTGTACAACGCGGAAGTCACAGGCGCGTGGATCATCAGCCCGTACTTCTATTACAGCAACGACCTGTTCTCCGGGGAGGTGTAACCGATGGCGGAATATACAGCACAGGCGCCGAAGATAGCGGCGGCTGTACTGCTGCCGAACCCGGCGACCATCAACGGCAAGGTGAAGCTACAGGTAACGGTAATAGAGGAAGCCGTCATTGTGTACCCCAGCTACTACTACAGCGGCGATCTATATGCTGGCGAAAGCCCCCATACGCCGTACCCGCGTGTACCACAACCATATCATTTCTTTTGCGGCGATATTTACGCCGGGGAGGTATAAATGGCAATCAAGACAGTAAAAGCGACGATCAACGGCCAGACATACGACCTGACGCTGAACTCCGCAAGCGGCAAATGGGAAGCGACCATTACCGCTCCGGGGAAAACATCGTACAATCTGGCAGGCGGCTACTACAACGTATCCGTCGAAGCAACAAACGAAGCGGGCACAAAGGGCAGCGCGGACGCATCTACCGTAGACGGCCTGAAGCTGGTGGTAAAGGAGACTGTGGCACCTGTTATCACCATCGTGTCCCCCACGGCTGGCGCGTATGTGGCGAACAGCAAACAGCCGGTGGTATTCAACATCACGGATGAAACCGGCGGTTCCGGCGTGGACATCAGCACCTTGGTAGTCAAGCAGGACGGCACGGCTGTAGCGGCGGCGAACATTACGCACATGGCTATTACCAATGGCTACAGCGTGACCTACACGCCGTCTGCGGCACTGAGCGACGGCAGCCACACCGTGACCATCAACTGCAAAGACCACGATGGCAACGCGGCTACGGAGAAGTCCACGACCTACACCGTGGATACTGTTCCTCCGACGCTGAACGTAACATCTCCTGCGGACGGCCTTATTACGGCGGCTTCTTCTGTCACTGTGGCCGGTACTACCAACGATGCAACGTCCTCTCCCGTGGTCATTACCATCTCCCTGAACGGAACGGATCAGGGGACGGTCCCTGTGGGGACCGGCGGCACCTTCTCCAAGGTGGTTACGCTGAAAGAGGGCAGCAACACCATCATTGTCAAGGCAAAAGACGCGGCAGGGAAGGAAAGCTCCGTCACCCGCACAGTCGCGCTGGACACATCTGTGCCGAAGATCAAAGCAGCGACCATTACGCCTAACCCGGTCGACACCGGCAAGACGATGGTCATTAGTGTTACCATTGAGTGAGAGGTGATAGCTTGAGCAGAGATATTCGCGTATCGCTCCCCGCCGCCATCGTCTATGTGTCCGGCTCGGTCAACGGCAAGGATTACGTGTGGACGCTGGACGGCGAAGCGTGGAAAGCCACGGTAGACCGTGCTTCGGATGAAAAGTACGCCGTATCTTTGACGGCTATCAACGCGGCGGGCACAAGCGCCAGTTACCAGTTTACCCTTAACTACGGTATGCTGTCCCTTATTACGGACAGGACACAAGCAGACGTGGATGGTGTGATGGCCGCGCTCAGTCGAATAGAGGCTGGGCGCGGCACACCGGCGGACGTGCTTCTCCTGAGTGACAACAAGGGATCGTACAACTACACCGACCTGAACCGCGTGGCGGGCGCCGTGCTGTATGTGGCGGAGGAATTGGAAGCGAATGGTTACAGCGTGACGGTGACGGCAAAGCAAGGGTGGACGGAAACGGACATTCCCACGCAATCGGACATTGACCAGTACCTCGCGGACATTGCAGAAATACGCAGTGCCCTGCCTGTGCCAGCCGATACTCCAAAGGTGCCGACAATGCCGCTGGACTATCGAAAGGCCAACGACATTGAAAGTATCCTCATACTGGTAGACAAGCTTGTGCAGAACATAGCCAAGTCGTGGTTTTACTCAGGAGACTTGTACTCCAACGAAATCAAATAATAAACGTTACTCCCGGCCAATCGGGGCACGGGAAAGGGCAATAGGAGCCGACTATGGGAACGTAGTCGGCTCCATCTTTTTTGGAAAGGAGCAGATATGCAGGACAGAATTTCCCTTTATCCTGGCCGCGTCAAGCTCACGCCTGTTTCCGGGCAGGACAACGTGTACGACATGACCCGGCAGGACAACCCCACCACGGAGGGCACACCGCTGAACAAGTCCACGCTGCTGACGGACGAGGTGGCGGAAACGCTTGGGCTTGACCCGGCAACGGCTACGCCATCTCAGGCCATCAACGCCGTGGCGGGCAAGGCAACGGACAAGAAACTATCGCTGACGCTGGCGGCGGCAAGCTGGACAGGAAGCGCAAGCCCCTACACCCAGGGTGTGACCATCACAGGCGGAACGGCCACCAGTCAGGCGGACATTCAGGCAGACGCAACGGCGATACAGCAGATGCTGGACGACGGCACCAACGCTATCTATATCGCCAACAACAACGGGACATTCACCGCCTACGCTGTGGGCGAGAAGCCCACCGCTGACCTGATCGTTCAGGTGACGGTGTACGACGTGAAGGAGGTAAGCTAACGATGGTTATTATCGGTAGGTCGCAAATCGCGGGGGGGGGGTACTGCTAAACGGTTAGAGTTTGAGTACACCGGAACGTACAACGAACGTCTTGATGAAGGGGTTGTGGAGCTTCTGACAAGTGGTGTGCTGAAAGTCACGAAGGACACGTACATTGACGCCTTTTTGGTAGGAGGCGGAGGTGCTGGAAATGGAAGCAGCAACGGATTTAATTCGACGTGGGCTGGAGGCGGAGGTGGAGCTGGCGGCTTTACAAAGACCATCACAAAAGCGCTGCTTCAAGCAAATGTCGAGTATTCCGTTGTAATTGGCGCAGGTGGGATTGCTCTGGCTGGCAAAGCAGCCTATGGAAAAGTAGGCCCTGCTGGAGGTAATACAGTTGCTTTTGGCTATACGGCAGAGGGCGGAAAATCTGCGTCTGTTCCAATAAACGGCGGCAACGGAGGCTCTGGCGGAGGCGTAGGCGGTTCAAAAAGTACGGAGTTGGGTGTGAACCCTGGCGACGGAGCCAGTGACGGAAATGACGCGCTTACCATCAATTCAAAGGTCGGTGGAACTGGGCAGGGCACCACGACCCGTGAGTTTGGCGAAATCACCGGGAAACTTTATGCCGGTGGCGGAGCTGGCGGTGCGAGTTCGGCAACTACAACCTATGCGTCCGGTGGCGAAGGTGGTGGAGCAAAGCAGCAGACTTCTGCCCAGGACAATACCGGGGGAGGCGGAGGCGGAAGCGGGTCAGCGAAAGTCGTGTCGGGGGATTACGTGTCTTACCCCGGCTCTGGTGGCTCGGGCATCATCTGTATGCGCGTACACAAAGAATAAACACGGCCTCCGTTTCGGAGGTCGGGAACGGAGGTTTATATGGCAAGTATATGTGGTTCTCCTGTTTGTGCCGGTGGTAAGCCGAAGCTGAAATTTACCTACACAGGGGACTACGTGGTGAGAGATGACGGTGTGGTGGAACTGCACAGCAGCGGAACGCTGGGGTTTATCGATCCTGCGGTGATTGACGTGTTTATGGTTGGTGGCGGTGGTTGTGGTGGGGCCTGCGAAGCGACAAGCGGTTCTTCCTATTACTCGGCTAATGGTGGAGGCGGCGGCGGTTACACGCGAACTGTCAAGCGAGTTGCTTGTCAGGGAAGTTATCAGATAACCATCGGTGACGGCTCTACTGCTCCAAACGTGGACGGCGGTTCTTCTAGCTGGGGAACAGACCTGACCGTGTCTGGAGGTAAAAGTGCAAGAAAAACTAGTGCTGCACCTACAAGTAGTGCCAGCCCTGGTTGGGCTGGTGGTAGTGGTGGCGGCGGTGGTGTCATTTCCAATAGTGATTACGGAACCGGCGGCTCTGACGGCTCTGATGGCGAAAAAGGGTTTTACGGAACTTCTGTAGGTGGCGGTGCTGGACAGGGGTTTACCACCAGAGAATTTGGAGAAGCGACTGGTAAATTGTACTCTGGTGGTGGCGGTGGTGGCCGCGCTATGATGAGTACAACTCCTATTGTAAGTGCTGGTGGTAGCGGCGGTGGCGGCGCTGGCGGTTTCAGGTGGGATACTAATGTTACCCAAGTTGCTGGTGCGGGCGGCGCTAATACTGGTGGCGGAGGCGGAGGCGCTGTTGGGTCTTACTGGTTCGGTATGCAAGGGGGTTCCGGCGGTTCCGGTATCGTGTGTTTCCGTGACGCGCAGGAGTTGCCGGAGTTGGCTGGGACGTGGGTGCTGAATGAGAGGTTGTATAAGTCGGAAAATACTATCATAGAAAACATAAATTACACCCTCGGCGATACAGCGTGTAACGGCTTTCAAATTAACAACGATTATGTTATGACCCGTGTGACTGGGCAATCTGTGTATTCCTATATTTACAGATTTGATCAAAATAGGTGGGTTATTGGCAATCGTAGTATAACAATCACTTCCGCAACCGCTTCCGACGAGTTCCGCGCATGGCTGGCGAGTAACGCGACAAAACAAGCGTAAGGAGGTGCTGGCATGGCTATTACAGGAAAACCCATCGCAATGGGCATCAGCGGGGGTACGGTGTACTTCCCGGTCAGCTACACGGCGAGGCACAGCATGAGGGATGACGGGAGTGTGGTGCTGCTGGAAAGCGGACAGGCGACCTTTGACAAGCCCACGGCGGCAACAGTGACCACAGCAGACGGCAAGAGTGCCGCGGCGGTGCTGGATGGCACCTACGACGTGGCGATAGGCAGCGAGGGCGGCGCGACCTCTTTCGGTGACATCGTAAGCGGAGAGGGGCCTGTAACGCTGACAAAAGGAGAGTGAGATATGAGATACGCATTGGTTGAAAACGGCACAGTGACCAACATCATCGAAATGGACAAGCGGAACGAGCAGTTCTTCCCCTCCGCCGTGTACACCGGTGACAGGCCGGTGGGCATGGGGGACACGTACACGGAGGGCAAGTTCTACCGTGACGGCAAAGAGGTGCTGACGGCACTGGAGGAGGCCAACAACGAGATAGACAGCCTGACGCAGCAGCTGGGCGAGGCTGTGGAAACCATCTATCAGGCGGATATGAACACTATCGGGTAAGAAAGGAGAACGACTATGTACAACATTATGACGAAGCTTATCAACAAGCGGTTCTACAAGACCCGTGAGGAGGCACAGCAGAAGTGCGACGTGTTTTTCGCCGTGGGGCGCATCACGGACGAGCAGTACACGGAGCTGTGTGCGCTGATCGAAAGCGTGTACGCAGAATAAGGGGCGGGGAGAATTACTCCCCCCGCTGGATGTAGGCTTCCTCGGCATCGAGCTGTGCCTGTTTGAGCGCGGCGACGGCCTTTTCAAGCTGGGCAATGGCGTCGGTGACGGCGTTGAACAGGGTGAAATACTCGGGCATGGGAACACCTCCTTTCTGCAAGCAGGATAGCACAGGTGGCGTGTCAGAAACGGTCGAAGGGTGTCGAGGGGCAAAAATAATTTGAGAGGAGAACGCGGCGAATGGAACCGTGGGTACAGGGAGTGCTTTTGCCCATCGTGTTGGCTATGCTGGCGAGTAACGGGCTGTGGGCGCTGATAGGGAAGCGGCGGGAAAAGAACAATGTGGAACGAAAGATGCTGGTAGGTCTGGCGCATGACCGCATCATCCATCTGGGCATGGTGTACGTGACGAGAGGGTACATCACGCAAGACGAGTACGAAAACCTCAATGACTATCTGTACCAGCCGTATGAAAAGATGGGCGGCAACGGCAGCGCAAAACGGGTCATGGAGGAAGTAAGGAAGCTGGCCATCAAGCGAGAGGCGTAAAGCCGGAAAGGAAGAACAGTATGGATTTTGCATCTTTGGGCATTGCAAGTGTGGCGGCGATCACCGTCGTGTGCTACCTCATCGGCATGGCTGTTAAGGCCAGCGGGCTGAACGACAAGTGGATCCCGGTCATCATGGGCGTGTGCGGCCTTGTGCTGGGCGTGGTGGGTATGTTTATCATCCCCGACTATCCCGCGCAGGACTACATCACCAGCGCGGCTGTGGGTATCGTCAGCGGTCTGGCTGCGACCGGCGTTAATCAGATCACGAAGCAGCTGAAGGACAAGGTGGAGGAGGCCGTATGAACGGCGCCAGTAAGGTCATCAAGATAGCCCGGGAGGAGCTGGGCTATCTTGAGAAGGCTTCCAACGACACGCCGGAGACACACTATCTCGACAGCAAGACCGCCAACGCCGGGGACAAGAACTTCACGAAGTACGCACGGGACATTGACGCCATCCCCCATTTCTATAACGGGAAAAAGCAGGGATACCCGTGGTGCACCACGTTCGTGGCGTGGGTGAACGTGCAGGCGTTCGGCGTAGCAGAGGCGAAGCGGCTGCAGAACCTGCCGGACGACAGTCTGGGCGCGGGCGTGTACTACCTGAAGCGGTACTTCAAGGCTGCGGGGCAGCTGGGCACTACGCCGAAGGTGGGCGCACAGGTATTCTTCGGCGACGATCACACGGGCATCGTGACGGAGATCGTGGGCAAGGGCTTCCGAACCATCGAGGGCAACACCAGCCCGCAGAGCGGCGTGGTGATCAACGGCGGCGGCGTGTACGAGAAGGAGTACGCCAGCGTGAAGTTCTCGTACACCTTCGGCTACCCGGATTATCAGGAGAGCGACGAGGACGCGCCTGCGGAGAAGCCGAAGATCTATCTGTCCCCGGCGTACCACAAGGCCAACCAGTGCTGCTATAAGCGTCCCGACGGCCAGCAGTGTTTTGAAACTCTCGAGAACAACGAGTTTCTGGACATTCTGCAGCCCATGCTGGAACGCTGCGGCTTTGACATCATGCGCGGTCCACGCCGGACGCCAATGAGCGACGAGTACGGCCCGGACTATATGTACCGCGCCATCAAGGAGAGCAACAAGTGGGGCGCAAAGGTGCACTATGTGTCCCACACCAACGGCAGCACCAACGGCCCCACCGGGTACGGCACGGTAAAGGGATTTTTGTCAATGTACCACCCCAGCAGCGCCAACGGGAAGAAGCTGGCAGAGCTGATGGTGAAGTACCGGAAGGCCATCTACCCCCACGGCTGCCGGACGGCGACGCGGAGCGACCTGCACGAGCTGGACGACACGAACGCCTACGCCGTGTACCAGGAGCACGTGTACCACGACAACCCGGAGGACGCGGCGTGGTTCCATGAGCACATGGAGGATTGCGCCGTGGCGGACTGCAAGGCGCTGTGCGAGTTCTGCGGGCTGGAATATGTGGAGCCGGAGAAGCCGCAGGAGCCGGAGACACCGGAACAGCCGACCGTGACCGAAACGTACACCGTGAAGGTGACGCGGAGCGCGGACGGGAAAAGCGGCACGTGGAAGATCGTGAAGTAAAACAAATCTGCTGGGCGGGAAAGAGCTACGACAAGCCGCCTCTTTCCCCGGCGTAAAGTCCCGCAAGCTCACGGCTATAACCGTGTTATGGACAGCTACCACAAGCAGATACGGCGCAGGTTGCAGAGCATGGCACCAAAGCGGGCTATTGCGTATGTGATGAGCGCCCAGCTACCGCCTGACGAAGCGGTGTGCGTTATTGAATGGGACGTGAAGCGGAAAAGCTATTGTGAAACGGCGTTACTGCTGAACGTGTCACCTGAAACGGTGAAGCGGTGCCGCAGGAGAGCGTATCAGAAATTTGCAGACGAAGAAAGAAGCCACACCTGAAAAGGTGCGGCTTCTTTGTTTGCACCCGGTAGGGTGGAACCGGGCGTATAAAAAGGGAAAGATGCCCGCCGGGAGTATTCCGGGGTGGCTGATTTTATTATACATCGTATCTGCGGTATTGTACAAGTAAATAATTCGCAAATTAACGTCCTTTTTCTGACCTTTAACTGCCCCTTTGCGGGGGCAGTTTTTTGTTACGCTTATTGCAAGAAACGGAGGTGCTTGCATGGTTGAAAAGCTGGTGTCGTTGGGATTTACCCAGCAGATGGCGGAGGACATCATTTGGGCGTATCAGGATGACCTCCCGGGGCTGAAAGCCTATGTGCGGGTGATAGAAATAGTGGCGGCGCATGTATAGCTACTTCAACGAAAATCCACACGGGAAAAATGTGGGAGACTGCACTGTTCGGGCTATTTCAAAAGCCACCGGGAAAGAGTGGGGCGAAACGTACCTTGCTATGGCGGTGCAGGGTTATCTGGATGGTGACATGCCGTCGGCCAACGCCGTGTGGGGCGCGTATCTGCGGCGGATAGGCTACCGGCGATACATGGTGCCGGACACGTGCCCGGATTGCTACACGGTCGGTAAGTTTGCCGACGATCACCCGGAAGGGACGTTTATCCTTGCGCTATCCGGGCACGTTGTGTGTGTTCAGGACGGCGTGATCTATGACAGCTGGAACAGCGAAAACGAAATTGTTTTGTATTACTGGCAAAAAGAAAGTGAGGCGTAACTATGGCATTTAACCCGTATTTCAACCCTTATTACCCGCAGCCAATGCAGGACAACCTTGCCCAACTTCGGCAGCAGCAGATGCAGACCATGCCGCCGCAGATACCGCAAATTCCACCCATGCAGAACCCGGTGGCGCAGGGCGGCGTACAGTGGGTAGCTGGTAGGCCAGAGGCGGAGAATTGGCTGATTGCGCCCAACTCTGCTATTGCGCTGTGGGACAGCACGGCTCCCGTAGTTTACTTAAAACAAGCCGACGCAAGCGGCAAGCCGACGCTAAAGACGTATGACCTTGTGGAACGCCTTGCAAGCACTCCTGACGCGCAGAAAGCTCCCGCCCCGGAATATGTGACCCGTAAGGAGTTCGACGCGCTGGCGGCACTTGTGGGCGAAATAAAGGGCAAGAAGAAGCGCAAGGTTGAGGAGGACGAAGACGATGAGTAACAATCCGTTTTTCAATGCGTTAGGTGGCGGACAGATGCCGAGGTCGATGAGCGGCTTTCCTCAGCTGTTACAGCAGTTCAAGCAGTTCAAGGCAAGTTTTAAAGGCGACCCAAAAGCGGAAGTGGAGAAGATGCTGCAAAGCGGCAAAATCTCACAAGATCAGTTGAACAAGATACAGTCAATGGCAAACCAATTTCAGGGGCTTTTCAAGTAATCAAAATCGTGGCCACGGTTTGATATAAATATTTTTTCAAAAGGAGTGATACTATGTCTCTTTCCTCTGACGGCACCATGCTGACTATGCCTGTGGCTCCTGCCAACACCGGAAACGGTAACGGCTTCGGCTGGGGCGGCGATGGCGCATGGTGGATCGTGCTGTTCCTCATTTTCGCTGCGTTCGGCGGCTGGGGTAACGGCTTCGGTTTCGGTGGCGGCGGCAACGGCGTGATGGACGGTTATGTCCTGACCTCTGATTTTGCCAATGTCGAGCGCAAGATCGACAGTGTAAATCAGGGTCTTTGCGACGGATTTTACCAGCAGGCGCAGCTTATCAACGGCACCAACATGGCGATGGCAAACGGCTTTGGGCAGGCTGAGCTTTCCCGCAGTAACCAGCAGGCGGCTCTCATGCAGCAGTTGACTGCCATGCAGATGCAGGCCGCTGAGTGCTGCTGCAACACCCAGCGCAGCATCGAGGGCGTGCGCTATGACATGGCCGCGCAGGCGTGCGATACCCGGAACACGGTGCAGAACGCCACCCGGGACATTATCGACAATGCCAACAGCAACAGCCGCGCCATTTTGGATTTCCTGACCCAGAGCAAGCTGCAGGATCTCCAGAGCGAGAACCAGGGCTTGAAGCTGGCCGCATCTCAGGCGGCACAGAACAGCTATCTGGTGTCCCAGCTCCGGCCTTCTCCCATTCCGGCCTACACGGTGCAGAACCCCTATTGCTGCAACCAGTTTGCCGGATGCGGCTGCTGACAACTGCATAGCGTAGCTTTTTGTTGGCAATGTTTTGTTGACGCCAACAAAATGTTCGGCCCCGTGCCGATACTGATGACAAAGCGGCGGGGCAGTAGCCCTGCCGCTGATTTTATGAAAGGAGATTTCTATGCCTGAATACACTGCCATTGCCGCACAGACCGTAGCGGCAAACCAGAACGTGCTTTTTACGGAAGCACCGATTCCCTGCACTAAGGGCCTTGTGACGCACCGCGCAGGCTCCGGCCTGTTTAACCTCCGTGGTAACTGCTCCCAGTGCCGCGTCCGCTACAAGGTGGACTTTATCGGCAATATTGCCGTAAGCACCGGCGGGACACCCGGTCCCATCTCCATTGCCATTGCGGTTGACGGTGAGCCGCTCCCGTCCTCCGTTGCGACGGTGACGCCCACGGTTGCGGGGGCATTTTTTAACGTGGCGGCGTCCGAGTACGTTGACGTTACAAAGGGCTGCTGCGCGTCGCTGTCCATCCGCAACGTTAGTGGCGAGGACATTGACGTGAGCAACGCGAACCTTATCATTACCAGAGTTTGCTGAGAAAGGAGAACACAATGGGAATGAAATCTATGTATGAACTGCGGGATATGCTCTGCAAGGAACTTGACGAGCTGATCCGCAAGGGCGAGCTGGGCGCCGGGGATCTGGACATTGCCCACAAGCTGACGGATACCATCAAAAACATCGACAAGATCGAGGCGATGGACGAGCGTGGATATTCCGGGCGCTATCTGGACGATGATATGCGCGGCTACAGCCGTGGCAACTCCTATGCCCGTCGGCATTATGTCCGTGGTCATTACAGCCGCACGGACGCAACTGAGCATCTGCGCGATCAGATCAACGATATGATGCGGGAAACCGACGATGATCGCATCAAGGACGCCCTGCGCCGTGCAATGGACATGATGGAGGACTAAAGGGGGTAGGCCCCAATGATTGACGAGCGAGAAGTGGCGCTATGGATCAAGCGGTTAGAGACGGAAGAATCCAGCTGGGCAAACTATGAAAAGCTGGCGGCGCTGTATACCATCCAAAACCAGAACCGAGAGCCGGTGAGGGAAAACCGTATGGTTGAGGCGTATTCTGCGGTTCCCGCACCGGACAGCGATTTCCTCCGGGCGGTGTCTAACGTTGACCCAGCCCGTGCGTGGGAGGTCATGGACGAGCTGATGGACAGCTTGAAAGTGGTCAACGAGCGGGTTTATAATAGCGTCATGCGGAAATTGGAAAGCTAAACTTAACCCCCTCGGCAAATGCCGGGGGGTTAGTTATATTTTGACGTAGGCGTTGTGACATGAAAATAAAACTAACTGGGCGTTACAAAAAACGCACCGTCATTGTCTGCGTCGATGCGCTGGATCGTGCGTACCCAAAATTCCTTTTTTGCCTGCCGGTCTAAATCAGGATATTCCTTCAATTCCCGCCGTAAGGTTTCAAGATCAAATTCTTTTATAGGCTCGGGGTTTATTGCCGCAAGCTGCTGTTTCAATTCCGTGTAGTCCTTTTTGTATTCTTCGATTTCAATCAAATCCGAAAGATACAGGTCTTTTAGTTTTTGCATTTTCCGCTTGATTTGCTCCGCCGTTTTGGGCGGCTTTTTTTCTGCGGTTTTTGATTTGGAGTAATACTTTTTTGCGATCCCCTCAAATTCCCGCAAAAGGTAATCCTCCAGCACATCTTCTCGGATTCTGAGAATGTGCGGACAGTCGGCTGGGTCAAGTGTGTGCGTTCTGCATCGGTAGTACTTGTATACTTTCTTTACAGTCTCCGGCTGCATGTTTCTCCCACACTCCCGGCAGCGGAGAATCCCGGTAAACAAATATATCCGGTCCGCACTGGCGTTCCGCTGGCTTCGCTGTTCCAGGATTCTTCCGGCAAGGTTAAAGGTTTCTTGATCGACAAGCGAGGGCAATACGTTTTCCACGCCGAACGCCTCGCCTAAGTACAATCGATTCGACAAAGCATCCTTGTATTTGTTGTACGAGCGCTTGATCCCCCACTCCGTTGCCATATACCGCCTTAAGGCAAGGATGCTTTGCAGCCGTATAAAGGCAGGGAACATATCTCGCGCCGCATCTGCGGTTTCTTCATCAATGGCGTAGTGCCGGTCTTTCACGCAGATACCGATGGGTGTTCTCCATGTGGTAGGCTGGCCCTTCAATCGCTTGCCTTCGTTAATGGCCTTGATTCGCTCGCTGGTGCGGTCAGCTTCGTCCTGCGCTACCGACAGCATGATATTCACCTTTAGCCGCCCGGATGCCGTGCGAGTTTCGTAATCTTCCCGCGTGGCCTGCCATGTGACGTGGCAGCGGTCTAATTCTTCCTGCACGGCGTAGTATCCAGCTACACTGCGGAACCAACGGTCCAGCTTGACAAATAGAATCGTGTCGATCTTCCCATCTTTGCAATCTGCCAATAAACGCAGAAGTGCTGGTCGCCGCTTGTATGGTTTTCTTGCGGATATTCCAGCATCCTCGTATACGCCGACAACCTCCATACCGTTGTCTGCGGCATACGCCAACAAGGATTCCCGCTGATCCCCCAATGACAGGCCGTTCCGTGCCTGTTCTTCCGTAGATACGCGGATATATAGTGCCGCTCTCATCAAATCCCCCTCCAATCAATGTACAAGCACCATACAGCCAGCAGAACGATAATGACAAACATTATAGCAATCACGTTGTTGCGGATACGGACACCGCGCCGCATGATCTCAATCATGTCCGCTTTCGCGTCAACATGGCGTTCCAACTCATCATTCCGCGCTTGTAAGGTTTCCTCAGTCGGCGTTAAGTGTTCTATGATTTCACACGTCTTATCGATCGAAATGCCAAGAGCTTTACAGATTGCAACAACGGTATAAAAAGATGGAGCTTTCGACAATTTAGAAAAATAGTTCTGAACAGTGGACAACGGAACGCCGGAAATATCGGAAATGTCCTGATAGGTCAGTTTCAATTCTTCTTTACGGATTCTGCACACTTCTTGGATGTTCATTTACATCACCTTAATTTCTTCGGTTTTTGAGCAATAAGTTTGCCAAAAGTGGGCCTGTCGAATGCTGTCATGTTGCAAAGTCTTGGTATTGAAGTAGTAAGGTAAAGCGTGATAAGGTCAAATCAAGCAGCGGCGGTCGCTCCCCGCTGGCTGCAAAAAGGCCCCGCCGTTTGTTGCAGAGGGCGGCGGGGCCTTTAGTTACTTATTGCTTCTCAAGTTTTACGGTCTGCGTAACTCCCATGGCAGACACTTCGTAACTGATTACGCCGTCCTGATAGGTAAACGTCTTCGTGTCATCGCCGCTGGCGAGAATTGCCATATCGGTCTGATCTTTATCATTTTCCGATTCCCAGGTGTACGGCTCATCCGCCGTGGTAGGGGCATCGAAAGAACCGGCCCAATAGAGGGCTTTGGTTTCTCCGTTATCAGATACCCAATACACCTCAATGGCATCTCCGGCAATGGTAGCGGCCTGCCATGCGTCATCTGCATTGCTGTTTGTCTGCTTCCACTCTCCAACGAGATCGGGTGGAGTTACCGGCTCGTTTTCTGGCTCGGCCTGATTCGTTTCCCCGCAGGCGGTTAACATGCCGAGGGCAAGAACCGAAGACAGCGCAATAAGCAAAAACTTTTTCATTTCAACTCTCCATTTTCTTATATTTTCGACTGCACAAAGTGCAATAATCGACATATAGCCCCGTTACTATAATTATTTGGAGGGACACAAAATGTTATGCGAAGAAGAAAACCATGCTATTCTTATTAGAGAGCGCCTAAAATCTGAGGTGCTATCACTTACTGACAGTCAGGTGGAATATGTTTTATGGAGGTTGGAATGTTTATTGCAAGAAGAGAATTAAATGATCTGCGGGAAGAAAACCGCAAACTCAAAGAACAACTTGCGGCAGAGCAAGAGAAGACGCGCCGCTCTGCCATTATTGATAAGGCTGCTCTCCCACAGTGCAAAAGCCTTGCTTGCGCTGGATGCAAGTATGTTGTAGGACGGTACACCATTAGGAATGGATATTATATCCTTGGATGCGGGAAAGATAATCCTTGCAAAGAGTATGAACCGAGCGAGCTAACAGCAGAAAAGGTTGAATCTATCCGAGAAGCGCTGCTACAGCAATGGCAGTCGTAATAGCGTAAGGAATCCAGAACATAAAAAGCTCTTTCCACTGTTTCTCGATATAATCCCGACCGGCTAAAGTGATGCGAACAAATTCTGTTGCATCAACGCTTCCTCCCGCACCGTCTGCGGTTCCACCCTCATCAAATATCGTTACCATCTCATCCATTTTGAGATAAGTAACATACTTGTTGGGCTGGTTAGGTTCAATCGGTTTGGAATCGTCTTTTTTAGTCAGCTGGTTTATTTCGTCTATACTTATTGATTCAGAATTATATAGCTTTTTCAAAATTTTATAAGCGGTCTTTTCCATACGTCACTTGTTTTCCTTTGCCCATTCCACGACACCTAAAAGTTTGGTGCATTGTTCATCGGTCAAATTCGCAATAGCGTCATATAGTTTTTGCCGCGCTGCGCTCAAGCCCTCGCCCTCTGTGGCGGGGGTTTCTTTTATGCTCTTATCTTCCGTTTTGCCCTGGAGCCATTCAACGGATACGTGATATTTTGCGGCAATTTCATGAAGTTTGTTTTTGTAAGAGAAACTTGTTCCTTTTATCCACATTGAAACAATATCTCCACTGTCATACCCGATGCTTTGAGCAAAATCTTTTTTTGCCCCTCGCATTATTTTCCCGTTTTCACCGCAAGGAAGCAAAGACAGAATTCGCTCAAGTACAACATCCATAATAAACAACCCCCGAAATTGTGCACTTATCCAAAACCGATGAAATTCGGTTAAGCTAATTGACAAACCGAATTTTGTGAGGTATCATATACCTAAGCCCACCGGAAAAGGGTACACGAAAACCAGCCCCCATAAAAGCGGCTCTTGCAATGTCTTTTGGCGATTTCATTGTAATACGCTTTCCGGGTCGTGTCAAGCGTGATTTCTCACATTCATGAGGTTTCGGCGGGTATTGACTGCGGCAGAGATAAAAAACCGCCCCGAAGTCTCTGCAACAAACTTCGGGGCGGTTGGAAGCGAACTCGTTTGCTAAATGGAATACCCCTCTGCAACAGAGTACGCCATTTGGCGCGTAGTTTAACTCCCATGCTTACCATACCACATATTTCTGCCGCAGTCAATGAATTCTCACACCGAAAGGAGGGCACATGACTTGGCATTGAAGGAACTTCGAGAACGTTCCAACCTGACCCGTGCACAGGTAGCAAAGAAACTGAATGTGGACTTGTCCTGTGTGACGCATTGGGAACTGGGAGACTGGCGACCGGCACGGAAGTACCACAAGAAGCTGGCGAGGATGTACGGCGTGACGGTGGACGAACTGTTCGAATCCAGCGATGGGGAATAAAAAATGCCCCGCCCGGTGTAGCAGACCGGGCAGGGCGGCGGAACAAATCTTAGGTTCAGATATGTGTCCTGTGGCTATTTTAGCACAGGGGAAAGGAAAAGGCAATGGCGAAGAAACGAAAAATCGAATACCGGGTGATCTGGGTGTCTCCGCCTGACCCGGTGAAGATCATGACGGAGTTCGGCAAGATCTGGTCGAGGGAGCATGGCCTTGAGTTTGACGGTGTTTACACCAAAGAGGGGGACATCAAACAATGAGCTGGAACCTGTTTTTTATGATCCTGGGCGTGACCTATGCGGCCACTTGGGTATTCAAGATTGTAGATTTCATCGAAGGAGGGAATCCACATGAGAAAGCATGACCGGCGCACCAGAGAGCAGCGGAAGGCGGATGCCTCCGCATGGATTGGCTTTATGAGTTTTCTGACCCTGCTGCTGATCACCATTGCGTACATGGTGGTGAGCGCGCGATGAACAGAGCGAACCGGCATGAGCGCCATCCGCTGGATCTTTGCCCGGTGTGCGGGATGGACAGCGGTGAGCGTGTGCAGTCCACGGACGCGCCGTTTAAGCACTATGTACGATGTGCCACCTGCGGCGCGATCACAGCGGGTTACGCCCAGCAATCCAACGCCACGAAGGCGTGGAAGAGAGGGGATGCGTGGAAATGAAAATTTATCCAGTGTGCGCGAGATGTTCCATCGTCATGAACCCCAATGCGTTTGACGATGTGGCTCCGGGGTTTTTGATCAACGGCGAGTGCTACTGCCCGGAGTGCGCGAAGGATTGGCTCAAGGATGAGGTTGACAGCGATCCGGAAGCCGTGGCACGGGCCATGGGGATCGCAATTATCGACATCCCGGAGGGCTGATATGAACCAGTGTGAGCGGATCTTGAAGTATCTGGATGAACACGGCAGTATCACACGGGCCGAGGCCATGAGCGAGTGCGGCATCGCCAATTTCACGGCGCGGGTCTCTGACTTGCGGCGGGACGGCGTGGCGCTGGACGTGGAGACGGTCACACAGAAGAACCGCTATGGCGAGACTGTGCGGTTTGCGAGATATAGGAGGAAAGAAAATGGCACTGAAATCATTTAACGAGTTAATTAAAATCGATGTGCGTCCACAATGCGATACGCGGGATGCCAAAGACGAAAACGGCAAGACAATCAAAGTCCCGTATTTGAGTTGGGGCAAATGTGTGAAGCTGCTGCACGAAAACGGAGCAAATGATGTGTGGTATGCGCCGGTGGAGTGCCCAACCACTCACACTTATCTTTGGCCCCAAGCAAAAGTGTCCACCAGCAAAGGGCGCGATACGGAATGCTGGTTTGTGCGGGTGTTGATCCACATTGATGATTTGGAATTTGTATACGATACGCCGCTGCTGAATGGATCCCTGGTGGTTTACACTGACACTCTGAACCAGCTGCGGATCAACAATGCCCTTGCCAGAGCATTTGTGAAGGGCGTTGCCATCAGAACCGGTCTTGGATTTGACTTATGGGCGGAATCCGATGCGGATGACGGCGAGGATGATTTGAGCCGTCATAGCATCTGGGCCATCAAGGAGAGACTGGAACGGCTCATTACGGCAAAAGAGCAGCGGGGTCTTGACCACAAAGATCTGCTGCACGCATTGAATATCAACGAAAAACAGTTAGGCACAATGCTTGGATATTTCGCAACGATTGATAAGCTGGAAAAGGCTGTGATGCGGCTATGATCCACAACCATGACCGGAGCGGATGGTTTGGGGCATCAGACACAGCAATCATCATGGGTCGGTGGGACACGGAAACATTCCGCCGCTGTTGGCTGCAAAAAATAGGGATTCGTAAAGAACACTTTACGACGCCCGCCATGCAGGCCGGAACGGCATATGAGCATCGCATCTTGTCAGCAATTGGCGTAAGAACTATGGACAAGCAGATTCGCATACGGCGATATCGGCTGCGGGTAAATTATGACGGCGAGTTTCCGGATACGATCATTGAGGTAAAAACCTACGGGAAACCGGTATTTAAGGTCAGCAAAGCATATTGGCAACAATGCCAGGTTGAAATGTTTGCCAGCGGCTACGGTTTTTGGAGACATCGGAAGCGATGCAACATTGTGGCATACCGTTTGACTGAGGCCGAAATGCAGAATTACTTTTTGGCAGTGGACACCCGGCGATTATCCAGCCATGAAGTCCAGTATGATGAGTGTTGGGTGAGAGACGCGTATTTGCCAAGGCTTCGGTATTTGGCAAGATGCTTGCGGACAGGGCATTGGCCCAGCATGGAGGAATTTTATGCAACTGGTTAACACCAAGGCGTTCCGCTGGACGATGGATGCCACCGGTGATTGGTTGTGCGTCCAGACCAACAAGGCGCGACAGGTGCTTGACGCACTGAAAGAGGGTCAAGTCTATGACGTGGAGATCAAAGAACACCGGGAGAAGCGGAGCCTCGACGCGAATGCGTACTTCTGGGTTCTGGTTGACCGGCTGGCTGAAAAGCTGCGGATTCCCAAGACGGATATTTACCGGAGATACATTCGGGAGATCGGCGGCAATCATGAAATGGTCTGCGTGATCGATTCAGCCGTGGAAAAGCTGCGGAACGGGTGGGAACACAATGGGCTTGGCTGGCAGACGGATACCATGGCAAGCAGGATCCCCGGCTGCACCAACGTGATTTTGTATTACGGCTCCAGCACCTACAACACCCGGCAAATGTCACATTTGATCGATATGGCGGTGCAGGACTGTGTGGAGCAAGGTATTGAGACCCTGCCTCCGGACAAGCTGGCAGGGATGATGGAGGAATGGGGATGCACAAAATGACAAAGGCCACGTCCATTCCGCAATCCGTGAAGGTTGTTGTATGGGCGCGGGACAATCACCAGTGCGTGATCTGCGGGTCTCCCGCAGGCGCGCCGGTGGCCCATGTGGTACGACGTTCGCAGGGCGGCAGAGGAATTGAGCAGAACATTGCAACCCTCTGCCCCCGTTGCCATCGCCTGTTTGACGAGGGGCCATTACGAGACCGCGAGCGCATCTATGTGCGGCTGGTGGCGCACATGAAAGCATTTTACCCGGATTGGAACCGGGAGGACATGATTTACAGAAAGGGAGCTATTTCATGCTGAACAGAATTATTGTGATGGGCCGGATGACCCGTGACCCTGAATTGCGCCGCACCAACAGCGGCACGGCGGTGGCATCCTTCACCGTGGCGGTGGACCGGGATTTTAAGTCCCAATCCGGCGAGAAGGAAACGGATTTCATCGACGTGGTGGCATGGCGCAACACCGCAGAATTTGTGAGCAAGTATTTCTCTAAGGGCCGCATGGCCGTAGTGGAGGGCCGCTTGCAGATCCGTGACTGGACGGACAAGGACGGCAATAAACGCCGCAGCGCCGAGATTGTGGCAGACAGCGTGTACTTTGGCGATTCCAAGCGGGACGGCGGGGAAACGGCGCAGAGCGAACCGCAGGGCGGTTTCAGCGAGATCGAGGATGCTGGGGACTTCCCGTTCTAAGGCGGTGGGCGAATGCCGAACAGGATCATCAAGGATAGCATCAGGACGAGCAAAAGCATCAATGCAATGTCGGATTTCCAATTCCGGTTGTGGGCGTACCTGATCACCTACGTTGATGATTATGGGCGCGGCAGCGCAGACCCGGAATTGCTCAAAGGCTTTGTATTCCCCCGCAGAAAAGGTGTGACTGAGGGAACGATCAGTAAGACGCTTGCAGAATTGGCGACCATAGGCTCTGTGATCCTCTATGAAGTTGACGGAGAACCGTACCTATGTTTTCCGAACTGGAGCGAACACCAGACGGTGAGGAACAAAGTAAGCAAATTCCCGGCACCTGCTGACGGATTGATTACATCTGAAATCAATTGCAATCAATTGCAAGCAGGTGAAAGCAAATGCGCCCGTAATCCAATCCAGAATCCAGAATCCAGAATCCAGAATCCAGAAGAAGTAGGCGGCGAGCCGCAAACGGCATCCCCGCCGGTGGTTTCCATCCCCCTCAATGACGGCACTGAATATCCGGTGTCGCAGGAGCAATGCCAGGAATGGGCGGGCGTGTACCCTGCTGTTGACGTGATACAGCAGTTGCGGGAGATGCGGGAATGGTGCCTGAATAACCCGGCGAAGCGGAAAACGGCAAAGGGAGTGCGGAGTTTTATCACCCGTTGGCTTGCCAAAGAACAGGATCGGGGCGGGCAGAAGCACTCCAAGGGGATTGCGGAATGCAAGGACGCTTGGGGGTATGTGTGATGGCGGGAGATTTTAAGCTGGCCGATCTGCTACGCAAGTACAAGCCCAGGGAATCGCAGAAAGGCAAGCTGGCGAAACGGTACAGGGACCAGCTTTGCTGGGACTGCGCCAACGCCTGCGGCGGCTGCCCATGGACGGCGATTGACCCCAAAACGCACAGGCCAATGTTCCGGCCAGTGCCGGGGTGGGACGCGACGCCTACTGTGCATATCGTAAAGCACTCAAAATGCGGCAACACGGAATCGTACAGAATCCGGGGCTGCCCGCTGTTTGTACGGGAGGTGCGGCGTGATGATTGAAGCACAAGGTGCTTGCGCAGTGTGCCCCTATTGCCACACGAACAAGGACGGGTATACCCAGAATCTTCCGCGAGAGGGCAACGGGAAAGCGTATATCTGGCATCATCACCCGATACATGGCGGCTGGCAGCTCGAAGTTACCCAAAAGAGATTTGCCCACATGACGGTAAAAATCATTTTTTGCCCCATCTGCGGGCGGAGATTGGAGGACTGACGTGATTAGGCTTGTGATTGACATCCAGGAGGACGGCGACCTGTTGGCAACCAAGGAAGCCGTGGCCATGCTGCTGGAGCCTCTGGGCCGCGTCCGGGTGGTCAGCGTCATTACCGATGGCAAGGAGGATAAGCGGTGATTGCATTTGAGATCCCCTATCCGGCAACAAAGCGCGGTAAAGCGGCGTGGAACAAGCGGTTTGGCCTGAATGCGTATTACGCCGGTAAGCATTGGTCGCAGCGGAAGAAGGACGCGGAAGAGCTGCACGAGCTTGCCCACTGGGCAATGCGAAAAGCAGGGGTTACAAAACGTCTGGTAGATCACCCCGTCAAGGTGACATTTTTCTGGAATGACAATCTGGACATCGACAATCACGGTGCGCTGGGCAAAGCCTTTGTGGACGCGATGAAGGGCTACATACTGCCGGACGACAACCCTGAGTGGTTCCGCGCCGTGGAACACAAATTTTGGAGCGGAGATACGATCCGCGTGGAAATTGAGGAGGCAGAATGATGGATGCTGTGGAGTTTTTGGAACAACTGAAAAAACGAAGTAAAAGCAACCCGGATTATTACGGTGAAGAACTTAATATTGCACATATTGAACCTATATCACTCGTTAGGCAAGTCGAACAGTGGGCCGCAGAGCATCCCGTCAAAACCCGCCAGAGCGAGTTTCTAAAGCATTACCCCGGCGCGCAAATTACAATAGACGGGTTCCTCCATGCTTGCCCGATGGAAGTGTTCTCAGATACAGGCATTAACTGCGCTGCGCAAACTTGCTCTGAGTGTAGAAAGGCATTCTGGCTCGCGGAGGATGAGGAAGGAGAGCTACCATTTTGAGAGATCAAGAACTCGTAAATGCCTTGAGATGCGTTTCAACAGCAGGCGGGCCAATGTTCGACTGCAAGAAATGCCCGTTTTACAAGACTGAGCCGGTCCCAGAAAATCTGGCGGGAAAAGTCAATTTGACGGAGTGGCCCTCCTGCGATGTTGACGCGGTGGGGCTTGCCGCAGCCGACCGGATTGAAGCGCAGGCGAAAGAGATTGACGCACTGCGGAACGAACTGTGCCTGAAATGCGGAAATTACACGCTGGCCCATGATGGGGCCTGTGATGGATGTCGGTGGAGGAGGTAAGAAGATGGAACGATTGACGGAAAGAGACGTAAATTGCGCAGACCCAAAAGAAATTTATGGTGTGCGGGTAAAGAATCACGATTATATTTCAGCGGCAAACCGCCTCGCCGACTATGAAGATACGGAGCGGACACCAGAAGAAATCGACATGGATCACGAAGCCGCAGAGCAGCTCCGCCAACTGTGCCAAGGCTGTGACCTTGACCGGTTGGAGAAACTGGTCGAGGCCGACAAGGACGGTCGGCTGGTGGTGCTGCCGTGCAAGGTGGGCGAAACGCTATGGGTGACTGGCCGTGACAATATGCCGCGAGAAATGAAGCTTGAAGCCCCGGACATCAGAACTGTATGCACGGATGAGGATAATCTGTGTATGTCAACGTGCAATCGCAAGCCGGACGGGTTCTGCGCGTATCGTCTGCGTAATGATGGCGCAGACATCGGCAAGACCGTTTTCCTGACCCGCGAGGCGGCGGAGAAAGCATCGGAGGCGAAGAAAGCATGAGTAAAGCCGTACTTATCAGCATTCGCCCGAAGTGGTGCGAGAAAATCGCCAACGGTGAGAAAACGATTGAGGTCCGCAAGACCCGCCCCAAAAAGCTGAAAAATCCGTTCAGGTGCTATATCTATTGCACGCAAGGCAGAGACGCACGCAGGCTGCGCGGGTCGTGGGGCAAGGTCATCGGCGAGTTTACCTGCGATGGGTTTTGGATAGGCTCACCGCGGAATACCAACCCGATTTTTTGCATGGCTGCCTGTATGGATGGATTTGACACGGAAAAGTATGCTAAAGACAAGATACTTTACGGCTGGCACATCTCCGACCTGCTGATCTATGACCAGCCGCGGGAGCTGACGGACTTCCGGCGGATTTGTCCTAATGACCTATGCTGTGAGACCTGCGCCATGTACAGCAACAACGGCGGTATCTGCAACAATGGGGCTTTGCCGCTTCGCCGCCCGCCCCAGAGCTGGTGCTATGTGGAGGCGATGAAGGATGAATGACTTAAAACCGTGCCCGTTTTGTGGATATAAGGGCGTAGAGATACTTGCGGATGATAACGAGTATTTGTACTATCGGTACTTCTCACAGTGTCAGAGATGTGGGGCCGGTGCAAAGCGAGGCCACACAAAAGAAGATGCTGTTAAGGAGTGGAACAGGAGGAAGGAAAGAACATGACGAAGCGTTTTTGTGATCTTTGCGGAAAAGAAATACACAATCTTCAGGAAACTTATAGGGTCTGCGTGGAGAGCAACGCAAGCATCTACGACAGCAACCCGGACATAGTGAATGTCATAGTGGATGTGGGGGAAATATGCCCTGCCTGCGCGAAGCGTATCCACCAGACTGTGCAAGAGCTGAAACAGGAGGGCTGACAATGACACTAACTGAGATGTTTACAATTTGTGATTCGTGCGTATATGCGCCATGTCTTTGTGGGAATGACCCTGAGAACTGCGTGGCGTATGTGAGGAGGACTTCTGACAATGGCTGAATACATTGAGCGCAGCGCGGCGATTGAGGCCGCAAAGCACGCGTGGGCAAAAGGGCTTGAGCCGTCGCAGTATATTGAGGCCCTGCCAGCCGCCGACGTGGCCCCGGTGGTGCATGGGCGGTGGATTTCGTGGGAAAAAGCAGGAAATTTTTTTCCGTCACCAGACAGGCACGAGTGCTCTGTTTGCCACGATGCGGCGCAAGTGCTTGTAAATGGGCTGGAATTGTTGTCGGATTACTGCCCCAATTGCGGGGCGATGATGGACGGGGGGATTGTGAATGGTAGATAACGTGATGGTGAACATTGGCGCGGCGTTTATGATCGTCGGCGGTGCTGTGCTGGTATCAGTTGTTCTCGGCTTGGCGATATATGCCGTTGCGTTGGTTTGGGTATCCACAATCAATAAGTTTCGGAGAAGGGCGAAACTTGTTACACGGTGCAAGGATTGTGTGCACGCTGATTCGGCCACCTTCAACAAGAAAGGATTTCTGATTTGTCCTGTCAGCGGTATGGACATTTATCCAGACAGTTTTTGCAGCTACGGCAAGAGAAAGGACGGCGGGGATGGCTAAACAGTCTGGGTATTTGCAACGGCGGGAGGCGGAGCTGGACGCCACCTTCAACGCCGGGGCGGCGATGGCGATGCAGTTTGCAATGGACACGCTCCAGATGGCCCTCCACCAGACGGAGGGCTGGGGCTACGATCGGATCATGCGGATCACCCATAACTGGGTTGCCGTTCAGCGGGAGTACAAGCCGGCCCTGGACTGCCGGAACCCGGAGGCGGACGTCCGACAGGAGCACATGGATCGGGTTCTTGCGGAGATCATCAGCGGAAAGGCAGAGCTGATCCGGTTCCCGGATCGGTATCCAAACGCGAAAAAGATCAAATACGGGAGGTAAGAAAATGTATAATTCAAACAATGGGAACGTGGACGTTGCACCAACTTGCAACTCGGCCTATGAGCCGGATTGTGTGAAGGAACCCCGATTAGTTGGGATGAAAGAATCACTTTTAGCCCTGCATGACCGTAATGAAAAAATGCGTGCGCTAATCTGTGAAATTCGAAGTGGGCTGTTTGGCCTTAACCCGCCGGAATGGAACATGCCTGAATGCAATTGCGCTCAAGATGTTACGAATGATTGCAATGCGATTTCCACGCAAAGCATTGAACTTCTAATGGACATCCTGCGAGGGCTAAACGGCGATTGATGGGAGGTGCCTATGCAGAAGGAAGATATATCGCTCCTGCGCATCTATGCGAAGAATGACATGAATTGCGTGAAAACAGCGAAGGAAATGGACATCCATCACAACAGCGTGATCTATCGGCTGGGCAAAATCAAGTCGGAAACCGGGCTGGATGCGCGGAAGTTCTGGGACTTGGTGATGCTGCTGGAAATGGAGGAATCATGAAACTTGGACAGGTGGTTCGGGCCAGATTCAAGTCCATACCGTCCCAGCTGGAGCGGCAGCACCCGACGTATGAGCAGATGTATCCGTTCCGGCGCGGAGAGGTAATTTACATCCACCCAAAGGGCCGATTTGTCAGTGTGCGGACAGAAACGGCGGGAGGCCCTGTGGTAGAGAATTTCCGGCTATGTGAGGTGGTTATGTGAGTACCTTCCCGGAACGGCTGCGGAAATTAAGGGAATCTGAGCGGCCTGCTAAAAGCATGAGAGTGAAAGCGGAGCTGATTGGGATCGGGCATGATACGCTACGGAAGTACGAAACCGGGGAAAACGAACCGGCTCTCAGCCAGTTGAAGCTGATAGCAAATCATTACCACGTCAGCTTGGATGAGCTTGCATGGGACGAGGGCGAACGAGAGAGTAAACCTTTATAGTATCGCAAAAAAAATTGGTCTTTGCCCCCAATTCGGGGCAAGCGCAGAAAAATATGTGTCAGAATGAGGGTGCGGGGTTATATCCGTATCCTCATTCTTTCCATCCATCCTTTCTTTCCTCCTGACCCCGGCGGATGCCGGGGGTATGCAGACGTAGCTCAGTAGGCAGAGCACCGCACCAGGAGGTATGCGCAGGTTCAAATCCTGCCGTCTGCACCATGGCGGGGAGCGTTTCGGGTGATGCGTCCTCGCTCCAAGAATATATAAGCTGCGGCCTGTAAAAGCAGCTCATCTCCGGCAACTGGTACTTGCCCTTGATGCCCCGGTGCAATTCCGGTTGGGTATAGGACCCCTCGCACCTCTCAACGATGTGTCCCAGAGGGGACATTTGGACAAACTACGCTGCCGAAGTTCCAGCAGGTCACTGTGATTGCGCACGGTGGCAGCAGTTTTAGACGGCAGTACCGCAGTGGAGGGCAGAAAGGCAATCTGCCGCCCGGAGGCGAGACCGCAAATACTCGCATTGTTGGAGATGCCGGAGCGCCGACCGGCTCACTGCGGAGATATGCGGCATAGGTGCCCCGTAAGGGGAGACCACAGCGAGTGACGGGGACTTTCCCTGAAGCGCTAAAGCAGGGCAGGACTGCAATGCCGTGCCAGATAGCGGCTCGTGTCTTTGAGCACGGAGGTTATGCAAACCAATCTTGACGGCTGGAAGAGACAGCGTGTATGCCCCTCAAAATCGAAGGCTTGCGCTTATGCGTGGGGTAATGGTAGAGACTGCGGGGCGGGTAAAGTCTGCTATGTAAGGCCAAGGGGTGGGGGCTGGTAGCAAAACAGGAGGAAGTCATGGCAAAAGGGGGAAACGCGTCTTTTATTGTGACTGCTTCAAGCGTAAAAAAGTTTTTACAACAATCAGAGAAGTCAACGGCGTGTGAAAGATTGATGGGTAAGGCGCGGTTGCATATCCCTGATTTTGACAATAAGCAAGTAAAGCGGCGAGAAAACCAAGGAGCAGGGGCCGGTAGCAAAATAATGTTAAGAGGTTATGCGAAATGAAAAAGTATATTGGCACGAAAATCATTGAAGCGGCCCCTGCTATTCGCAAGGGTGGCAAGGTCTACGATGCGAACGAGCTGATCCCCAGAAGCATGGAGCCTGCGGAAGAGGGGTACAAGGTTCGTTACCAGGACGGCTACGAGAGTTTTAGCCCTAAGGACGTGTTCGAGGAAGCGTACCGCCCCACCGACGGCATGAGCTTTGGCTTGGCTATTGAAGCGGCAAAGAAAGGGAAGAGAATTGCCCGTCGTGGTTGGAATGGCAAGAATCAGCATGTCGAGCTTGCGGAGCGCATCAGCTATGAGAATGCTGCGCATGAGGTGATCAACGCCATTCACGAAGCTATCGGTAACAAAGCGCTTGCTTTTGTCGGCACATCCGGCGTGCAGCTCGGCTGGCTGGCATCGCAGGCGGATATGCTTGCCGATGACTGGATGATCGTGGAGTAAATTATTACCGGTAGCAAAACAGGAGGATGGCATGGAAATCACAAAACGGCGGCTTGCGGATATTGTGCCGTATGCCGCAAACGCAAAAAAGCATGATAAGCGGCAAATCAACAACGTTGCGGAGAGCATCAAGCAGTACGGCTTTGTACAGCCGATTGTGATTGACCGTGACGGCGTGATTGTAATCGGCCACTGCCGCGCTCTGGCGGCAAAAAAGCTGGGCATGGAAGAAGTGCCCTGTGTCTGCGTGGACGATCTGACACCGGAGCAAGTGAACGCCCTGCGGTTGGTGGACAACAAGAGCAACGAGAGCGATTGGGACTTTGACCTGCTGAAAGGCGAACTGCCGGAGTTGGATTTATCGGCGTTTGATTTTGACTTTTCTTTTCCGGAGCTGGACGAATCCGAAATTGAAGAAATGACCAACGAGCAAAGAGAGCAGGAGTTTCGGGAAAGGATGGAGCGTGGAGAGCTTTCAGACGATGATGAGGACTACCAAGCTTTCCTTGAAAAGTTCGAGGCGAAGAAAACAACGGACGATTGCTACACGCCGGATAACATCTACGAAGCAGTAAGAGATTGGGCGGCTGAGAAGTACGAAATTGGCAATGCCGCAATTGTGCGCCCGTTTTATCCGGGCGGAGATTATAAAAGCGAGAAATACCCTTCTGGGTGTGTTGTGATAGACAATCCGCCTTTTTCCATTATTTCAGAAATCTGCGAGTGGTACACAAGCAAGAGAATCAACTTCTTTCTGTTCGCTCCAACGCTTACACTCCTCGGAATTATGCGCGGCTCGGCAAACTATGTGGCGTGCGGGTGCGGAGTTGTGTATGAAAACGGCGCGTCTGTCAATACGTCGTTTGTTACCAACATGGGGGGCAATAAGATTGTCGCTGCCGCTGATTTAAGAGAAATACTGGATGACGAGAACAAAAAGAATCTCAAAAAGTTGCACAGAGAACTGCCGAAATACTCATATCCAGATGAGGTTTTGACAGCAACGATGCTGTGTTATATGGCAGCTCACGGCGTAAGCCTTGAAATTAGAGAAAGAGATGCACATTTTATCCGCGCGCTTGACGCACAGAAAGCGTCGGGGAAAGGCTTGTTCGGCTCCGGCTTTTTGCTATCGGAAAAGGCTGCTGCGGAAAAGGCTGCTGCGGAAAAGGCTGCTGCGGAGAAAGTAAGAGTATGTAATACAAACGTGTGGGAACTTTCCGACAGAGAAAAGAAAATCGTGGCAGGGCTTGGGCATGACGATTGAAGAAGCACAGGCAATTATTGCCAAAACAAATAGCCCATATCTAAAGCGGGACATGGAGAAGTTTATTAAACGCCAGCAGAGAAAGGAGGGCGCGTATGGCAAGGCCAAGAAAGGAAATAGATCAGAAGCAGTTCGAGAACCTCTGCGGCCTGCAATGCACGCTTGAGGAAATCTGCGGTTGGTTTGATGTAACTGATAAAACACTGGATGGTTGGTGTAAACGCACCTATCATGCCAGTTTCTCCGAGGTATTTAAACAAAAGCGCGGCGCGGGGAAAATTTCACTGCGTCGGAGCCAATGGCGATTGGCTAAAAAGAACGCTACAATGGCGATCTTCCTCGGTAAACAATTTTTGGGGCAGCGTGACAGCGTGGACGTGGCGGTGACGGACGCGAAGGGCATTGCATTGGACGAGTTGGAGAAGATGGTGATGCAGAATGACGCGGATACAAGCGGCGGAACTGCTGATACATAATCCCATTGCGTTCGGTCATGCCGTTGGGTTTGATAAGCTGGGCGCGCTGCACAACGCATGGATACAGGATATGGTGCGCGGTAGTGAGGACAAAACCTTGCAGGCGCATCGTGGCAGCTACAAAACAACGTGCGTTTCGATTGCGCTGGCGGAGATCATCGTCCTTCTGCCGAATCTCAAAACGCTGTTTATGCGAAAAACGGATGCGGACGTGAAAGAGGTTGTGCGGCAGGTGCGAAATCTGCTGCTATCGCCATACATGGAGGCACTGTGCGAGAAGATCCACGGAAAACCGCTGATCCTGACAACGGTATCCGCGACGGAGATTTCCACGAATCTGGCAGCGGACAACAAGGGCACGAGCCAGCTTGTGGCGTGCGGCGTGAACGGGTCCTTGACCGGCAAGCATTTTGACCGCATATTTACGGACGATATTGTAAACGTGCAGGATCGCATTTCCCGCGCAGAGCGAGACCATACAAAAACGATCTATCAGGAGTTACAGAATATCCGCAATCGTGGCGGGCGCATTTTTAACACCGGAACGCCCTGGCACAAGGAAGACGCGTTTTCCATGATGCCGAATATCGAAAAGTACGATTGCTATTCAACTGGGTTGATCTCCGGGGATGAGTTGCAAACCATTAAATCGTCTATGACGTCATCCCTGTTTGCAGCAAACTACGAGCTGCGGCACATTGCCAGTGATGATGTGATCTTTGACACGCCGCAAATGGGCGCGGAGCCTTGCCTTGCAGAGCAGGGCATTTGCCATATCGACGCGGCATACGGCGGCGATGACTACACGGCGTTTACGGTCGCCCGGAAGAAGGGAACGACATATTACCTCTATGGGCGGCTTTGGCACAAGCATGTGGACGATTGCATGGATGAGATCATCCGGCTTCGGAAGTCTTTCAATGCTGGGGTGATTTACTGCGAGACCAACGCCGACAAGGGCTATCTGGCAAAGGCGTTGCGCGCGAAGGGGGAACGGGCCGTTACCTATCACGAAAGCATGAACAAATCCCTTAAAATCACAAGCTATCTCAAGGCGGAATGGCGCAATGTGGTTTTTGTGGCCGGGACGGATGATGCGTATATCGACCAGATTTGCGATTACAACGAGAACGTGGAGCATGATGACGCGCCGGACAGCGCGGCCAGCATCGTAAAGCGGTTGTGGAACAAACGCGACAGCTCTGATTATGTTTCCATTCTGAGACAAGGGGTGAGCGGAGATTAAGACATATAATGACCTTGTGGCGGTGGGCGAGGACGAAAAGGTGCGGATGGAGTTTATCCGCAGCGCGATCAACGAGCACCGTGAATCCCACGCATATAAGACGGCGGCGGATGCTGAGGAATATTACAACGGGCTGAATCCGACAATCAACCGCTATGAAAAGATCATCTATGATATGCAGGGCCGCGCCCACGCGGATATGTGGACGGCAAACCACAAGCTGGCCAGCCGATTCTTCGGTCTGGCGGTGGATCAGGAGGTATCGTATCTTCTGGGCAACGGCGTGACCTTCGCGGAGAAGGAAACACCAAACAAGCTATGCCCGGACTTTGACCAGGAAGTCATGGATGCGGCGCGTGAGGCGAAAATCGCAGGCGTGTCTTTCGGCTTCTGGGATCTGACGCATTTGCGGGTGTTCTCCCTGCTTGAGTTTGTCCCCCTCTACGATGAGGAAGACGGTGCAATGAAAGCCGGTATCCGGTTCTGGCAGGTGGCACAGGATAAGCCGTTGAGAGCGACGCTGTATGAGATTGACGGCTTTACCGAGTATTTCCAGCCCAGCGGCGAGGATATGGCCGTCATGCAGCCGAAGCGCAGTTATAAGCTGATCGAGCGCAAGGCCGAAGTTGGCGAAACCGAAATCTATGACGGTGGGAATTATCCGAGTTTCCCCATCGTGCCGCTGAAAAACAACAAGCGGTGCCTATCCGAGATTGTCGGCAAGCGCAATACCATTGACGCGCTGGATTTGGCGTCCTCCAACATGGTAAACAACGTGGACGAGGGCAATCTGATCTATTGGGTGATTTCCAATTGTGAGGGCATGACGGATCTGGACGATGCAAAGTTTGTTGAACGGCTGAAAACCACCCATGTAGCCCACGCCAACGGCGATGATGGCGCAAAGGTGGAAAGTAAGACCATCGAGGCTCCCTATGAGGGCACCAGCAGCACCATTGATATGCTCAAGAAAAAGCTGTACGAAGATTTCCAGTGCTTTGACGCGGCGGCGGTATCCGCAGGGAACCAGACGGCGACCGCGATCAAGGCCAGCTATGTGCCGTTGGATTTGAAGACGGACAAGTTTGAATCCGAGGTAACGCGGTTTATTGTTGAGATTCTGCGTTTGGCAGGCATTGAGGACCAGCCGAGTTACACGCGCAACCAGATTATCAACAAGAGCGAGGAAACACAGAACATCCTTCTGGGCGCGGCGTATTACGATGACGAATACATCACAAAGAAGCTGCTGACCATCAACGGCGACATTGACCAGTACGAGGACATGGCAAAGCGGAAGGCGGCAGAAGAACTTGACCGGAGCATTGAAGATCCGGACGCGCCGGGGGTGAGCGGCGATGGCGACCAGTGATCTTGGGCATCAACTGACCGACAAGGAACTTGCGAAGTTGGAACGGCGCATTGCGAAGCTGTACCGTGAGGCTGGGAAAGAGCTGCAAGCTACCATCGACGCGTATTTTGAGCAATTCAAAAAACGCGACGAGGAAATGAAAGCTCTGATCGGCACCGTGCAGAACGGTAAGGAATGGACAGAGGCCGACTATAAGCACTGGCGGCTGAACCAGATCGGGCGCGGAGAACGCTATCAAGCTATGCGGGACAAGGTGGCACACCGTGTCACCGATGCAAACGCCGTGGCGGTGTCTTACACCAATGACGCAACACCCGGTATTTACTCTCTCAACCGCAACTATGCGGCGTATACCATCGAGAGCGTGGCTGGGGACGTTGGCTTTGACCTGTGGGACGAGCAGACGGTAAAACGCCTGATCGTGGAGCAGCCTGGGTTGATGCCGTATTACCCGAAGGACAGGGCGCTGAAACGCGGCATCGATCTCGCGTATGGGAAAAAGCAAATTACGGCAAGCGTCACAAGCTCCATCTTGCAGGGGAAAAGCATCAAGCACATGGCGGACGACCTGCAAAAGCGCATTACCACTATGAGCCGCGATTCCGCCATCCGCACCGCCAGAACCGCCGTGACCGGCGCGCAGAACGCCGGACGCATGGATAGCTATGCGGCAGCGGAGAAGATGGGCATTAAGCTCAAGAAACAGTGGCTTGCGACGCTGGACAATCGCACGCGACACGCTCATGCCATGCTGGACGGTCAAACGGTGGGCATTGATAAGCCGTTCAAAGTCGATGGCTATGACATCATGTTCCCTGGTGATACTTCTGCACCCGGCTATCTCGTGTATAACTGTCGCTGCACGACGACTGCGGTAGTAGATGGCGTAGATACCTCATCGGCGCAGAGACGCGCCAGAAACGCCGCTACGGGCGAAACAGAGGTTATTTCTGACATGACCTATGCGGAGTGGGCGGGGTGGAAAAAAGACACAGCGCAAGTTGTAAATGCGGGAAAATCTGCTATAATTAAAGAAAAAACAGAGCCTGCGGAGTATAGGCAGTTTGACACGGGCGATGCGGCAAATGACTTTTTCTATTACGATGGGGAAGAAAGAGGACTGCTCGCAAAGAAAAGAAGCAAGCACGCACAATGGCAAAAATCTTTGTCAGAGGCCGAAGATTATGCTATTGGAGACTATACCGGCGGCGGTTACTACGACATAAACGCATATTTGCGAAAAACGGGTGATTGGGAGAACATCAATAGCGCATTTGTCGAACAGCAAATCAAAGGTTTGGATAGCGCTATAAGTAGATATGAGCTAAAAGAGAATATTCGCGTTCAGCGCGGTGTAATGAATGATGTTCTTGACAGGCTTGTAGAAGACAACGATGTGAAAGAGAGCTTGAGTGAGCTTGTAGGCAAAAAATTCCGAGAAAGCGCATATTCAAGCACAACTGTTGTTCAAGGAAATGGCGTTGCTACTGCAAAGCCGACGATATTTGACATTGAAATCCCGGCTGGCGTAGGACGCGGGGCGTATGTCAATCAGTTGGCTGGGCAATTCCAAGACACAGAATATGAGTTTTTGTTAAAACGCGGGGCAACATTTACAATCAAAGAAGTCCGCGAAGAAGAAATTATGGGAGAGTACCGCTATTACATAAAAATGGTGATGGACGATGGGTAATATTAGAGAATGGCGAGAAAGAATTAGAGCACAAGAAGAAAATAAACTGGGAGCAGTGTATGCCGCTTGCGAAAAGCAAGGATGTAGCCGCGATTTTGTAAAGGCATTTATCACAAGAGCGGAATTGTGGCCGATGAAACAAACGTTATCTTTCGTGGAATACAAGCGCCATGTGGAAGATTGGGAAATTCTTCTCAGAGTTTTAATTGAGCAAAATCCGATATCGGGAAAGCTCGATGAATGGGAAAGATGTTTAAAGGTACTGAAAAATGAACGTTGATATCCAAGACCACAGTGCGGAGGTTTCCGATGCGATCAAGGCGGCGCTGCTGCGCGGGCTTGAAAAGTGCGGGCTGGTGGCAGAGGGATATGCGAAAAAGCTGTGCCCCGTTGACACCGGCAATCTGCGAAACAGCATCACCCATGTGGTAGACGAAGGTGGTGATGCGGTTTACATAGGCACCAACAGCGAGTATGGGGCCTATGTGATACACAAGCGGAACTTGGCACAGGAAAGTATTATCCGGGTGGCAGGCCGAATCCTTGGGTATATCAAGATGCAAAGGGACAATTTCACCTTACGCATGGGCAACGTGCCCAACCATACCTAAAGCCATCTGCAGCGGACCATTTGAGCCAGTACAAACAAATCATAGAATCTGAGTTAAAACGTTGACTTTTCTGCCCGAATATGGTACAATATATTCGAGGTGGGAACGATGAAAAACAACAAAAACATCAAGGATTTAACTGGGCAGAGATTTGGCAGATTGGTTGTAGTCGGTCTGCATCCAACGGAAACGCGAAAAACCTATTGGGTCTGTCAGTGTGACTGTGGAAATGTGAAAATTGTTCGTTCTGATAGCCTGCAATGCGGCGCAATTCGCTCTTGTGGTTGCTTGAAAAAGGAACAGGATAAGAAAAACCTTATCTTGGGCGATGGGCGCAGGAAGTTTGCAGAGACCGGATTTAAGGTTGGGGGAACAAGGATTTACAACATCTGGCAAAACATGAAAGCAAGGTGTTATAATGAACATGATGCACGATACGACAGATACGGCGGACGTGGCATAAAGGTATGCGAGGAATGGCGTTCTGATTTTATTGCGTTCCATGATTGGGCCATGTCCCACGGATATCAGGATGATTTGACCATTGACCGCATTGACAACGATGGTGACTATTGCCCTGACAATTGCCGGTGGTCCACGGTTAAAGAACAGTGCAATAACCGGAGTACAAACGTCAATATCAAAATCGGGAACGCTACAAAGACCCTTACGGAGTGGTGTGAGATATTCCAACTCGACCCTATAAAGATACATTCTCGATACAAATTGCATGAGTTTATCAGCATAGATGATTTATTCAACCCGTAGGCAACTGGCACATGATCCACGGTAATAAACCGCAGCCGTTTCTGAAACCTGCTGCCGCCGATCATGCCGCACAGTATCGGGACATTTTGGAAAGCGAGCTAAAAAATGGATAACGAGACCATCAAGGCCATCGAGGCCATTATACGGCGCGGCAATGACGCGGAGATCCGGCGCAAGGGCGACGGGTATATCGTGTTAGAGGTAAAAAAGACAATCAAATATTCAACTTCCGCGTAATAGGGCGCGGAAAAGGGCAATAGGAGCCAGCTACCGAGTTTTTCTCGGTGGTTGGCTCTTTTGTTTTAGGTAAAACCCGCGAGGTACAGCGGTTTTTATACAACGTTCGCCCCCGAAGAATTGGGGCCAAGGAAAAGGAGAACGAATAACATGGCGAAATTTACGAGAGCGGAAATTAGAAATATTCTCGGCGAAGCTTGCACCGAAGAGATCGAAAATCGCTTGGTTGCGCTGCATCTGGGCGTGGTTGACCCCCTCAAGGACGATCTCACGAAGTACAAGGCGGACGCGGAGAAGCTGCCCAGCGTCCAGAAGGAATTGGACGACCTCAAGGCAGCGGGTGACGGCGGCTATAAGGAAAAGTACGAGAAGGAACACTCGGCCTTTGAAACTTACAAATCCGACGTCACGGCAAAGGAAAGCAAGGCGGCAAAGGAAAAGGCCGTGCGCGCTTACTTTGAGAGCAAAAACATCACCGGCGCAAATTTGGACCTTGCCATGCGTGGCTGCGGCGAAGAAATGGCCGCATTGGAGCTGGACGGCGAGAAGATCAAGGACACTAAGAGCCTTGATGCACTCGTAAACGGCACCTACAAGGGGCTTGTCTCCACCACGCAGACGCACGGTGCGAATCCTGCCAATCCCCCGGCGAACACCGGTGGCGCGAAGACCCGCGAGGACATCTATAAGAAGGACGATAAGGGCCGCTATGTGATGTCTACGGCGGAGCGCCAGAAAGCGCTTGCCGATCTGATGGCAAGCGAAAACAACTGATTTTTTGAAAGGAGCTATTTATGGCTGCGAAAACTAACGTAACAACTTCTGCCCAGTTTACCACTTCTGCCCGTGAGGTGGATTTCGTGTCCCGCTTCGCTGATAACTGGGACGCACTGCGCAACATCATGGGCATTATGCGTCCCATCCGCAAGGCCCCCGGCACGAAGCTGGTTTCCTACAAGGCCAGCGTGGACGGCGGTCTCAAGGGCGGCACTGTGGCTGAGGGTGACGAGATCCCCTTCACCAAGATGAAGGTGGAGCCTGTTGCCTACGGCGACATCGACATTTCCAAGTATGCCAAGAGCGTGACGATCGAGAGCGTGGCAAAGTACGGCGCTGACGTTGCCGTGGAGAAGACCGATGAGGCTTTCCTCGTGGCCCTGCAGAACAAGGTCCTGACCGACTTCTATACCTTCCTCGGTACCGGCACTTTGAAGGTGACCGAGAAGACGTGGCAGCGCGCTTTGGCCATGGCTAAGGGCAAGGTGCTGGACAAGTTTGCCGGTCTGGATAAGGACGTGACCGAGGTGGTGGGCTTCGCCAACATCATCGACGCTTACGATTACCTGGGCGACAAGGAGATCACCGTGCAGACCATGTTCGGCATCAACTACGTGGAGAACTTCATGGGCTACCGCACTCTGTTCCTGCTGCCTGAGAAGTACATTGCCTCCAAGAAGGTGATCGCTCTGCCCGTGGAGAACATCGACCTGTACTATGTGGACCCCAGCGACAGCGACTTTGCCAAGCTGGGCCTGAACTACACCGTGAAGGGCGAGACCAACCTGATCGGAGTTCACGTCGACGGCGATTACAGCCGCGCCACCGGCGATATGTACGCCATCATGGGCATGAAGCTGTGGGCTGAGTATCTGGACGGCATTGCCGTGGCTACCGTTGCTGCGGCTGCTGCGGGCTAAATAAGGGGGCGGCGTGATGCTTGAACAGGTCTTACGGCATTTGAACAACTGGTTCCTTGTGGACATTCACGAGGGCACGTTCACCGTGGAGAACGGCAGCATTGCGCTGCCCTTTCTCCTGACCAATCAATATTTCCGCATCTGCGGCTCTGTGTTTAATGACGGTCTGCATCAATATCCGGCGGCTGACCTGACGGATGAAACCTTTACCGGGACGGTGTGGGCGCTGGCGGTGTCAAAGGCTGTGGTTGTGCTTGCCGAAGATATCGCCGCGTGGGAAGAAAAGAACGGTGAAGCCGTTTTAAGCCCATACACGAGCGAAAGCTTCGGCGGGTACAGTTACACCAAGGCGAGCGTCGGGAATGCCGACACGAGCGCTGGGACGGGCTGGCAGGGCGCTTTTAAAAGCCGGTTAAATGACTGGCGCAAGCTCAAGGGGGTGGAACCGTGAGTTTACTGGACGATTTTGCCCACAAGTGCATTTTGATGGAGAAAAAGCGCACGCCTGATGGCGCGGGCGGCTACATCACCGCGTGGGAAGAGGGAGCGGAGTTCCTCAATTACCAGTCTCTTGACACATCGATGGAGGCGCGAAAAGCGGAAAAGGACGGCGTTACCTCGGTATATTCCGCACTGGTCAATCAGAGCGTTCCCATCGAGTACAACGATTATTTCCGCGATACGGAAACGGGGATTACCTATCGCGTGACCTCAAATCCCGAGGAAAAGGCCGCGCCGAGGTCTGCGGGCGCAATCATTAAGGCTCTGAAATTCTTCACCGCGGAGCGAAAGGAGCTGCCGAAATGACAAAGGATAAGGCGCTCCATGCGTGGCTTTCTCAATTCCTCACAGCGTATCCGACTTCCAACGTGTCGGAGGACGCGGTTTTCCCGTGGCTGACCTATGAGCTTATCACAGGGTCATGGGAAAGCGGAGAAATTGCTCTGACAGTGAATCTCTGGTATTACACGGAAAGCGAGGCAATCCCCAACGCCAAGGCACAGGAAATCTCTGACGCCATCGGCATGGGCGGCGCGTTCGTGCCATATGACGGAGGGGCAATGTGGATCAAGCGCGGCTCCCCGTGGTGCCAGAACATCGCGGACGAAAGCAATAAAAACATCAAGCGGCGGTATCTCAACATCACTGTGGAATACCTGTCGCAAAACTGATGAAAGGACGACGATATGAAATTTACAAAAATCCCTTCCGACGCATTTCAGAAATTACAGATCAACGCCGGTATTCTGACCACCGATTTTACCCCGGCCACCGGAGCCATCGGAGAGGCGGGACAGATCGGCGCGACTACCGGCGGCGTAAATTTTACCGCAACGCCCAGCTTTTCCGATTTTGGCGAAGACATTGACAACTGCCCGAAGAACATGAAGGAGCTGAAACGGCTGGATTCTTGGGAGGCGAAGATGACGGGTACGTTCATCAACGCAGACACCAAGATCGCAAAGAGCCTTTGCGGTGCTGCTGATGTGAGTACCAGCGATGGGAAGGTAACGCCTCGGAACGATCTGTCGGACGCTGACTTTTCCGATATCTGGCTGGTGGGCGACTACTCCGACAAGAACGGCGATAAAAATGGCGGCTTCATCGCCATCCACCTGATGAATGCACTGTCCACCGGCGGCTTCCAGCTGCAGACCAGCGACAAGGCAAAGGGGCAGTTTGCATTTGAGTATACCGCCCAGTACTCCATGGCGGCACAGGACATGGTCCCCTTTGAGATCTACATCAAGGCCGGTACGGCGGAGGGCTGATATGAAACTTTCCAACATTCATGGCGAGCGGGTGTTTGATGTTATCGCAGATATCATTGACCCCATTGCCAACATTGCAGAGGACGAAAAGGCATCCGCCATGTTTCGGCGTGAAAAGATCCCAGAGGGAATGACGGCGAAGGAGTTTGCAATGCAGCGGGCGCGTAAAGCGCTCCCTGCACTGCTCAAGGGCCACAAGGGCGACATCATCGCTATCCTTGCCTCTATTGAGGGCGTGAGCGCAGATGCCTACAAAGGAACGTTGAATCTCGCAAAACTAATGCGGGACGCAACAGAACTTTTGACAGATGAGGCGTTTGGAGAGCTTTTTATCTCGGCGCAGAGCGAGAGAACCTCTGGCTCTGCGCAGGGGAATACCGGGGACCGCAAAAAGTAAGAGCGTTTACAAGATATTGCTGGGCGCGTCTGGCTGAGCGAACAAAGGACGAGACGTTCCGGGTATATGTGACGGATGCGCTAAAGATCGCGGCGGAAAATACGGCGCGGTATGTCGGAGGCAGCTACATGAAGGGCAGGTATGCAGATGCCGTCATACCGGAGAAGCGGGATAAACGGTCTTGTGCGGAGATTACGGCGGATGTGGTTTCCCGGTGCGGATTGACGGTAAAACACGCCTCCCTGGGTGGGGAGGCGTGAGAGGCGGTTATTTGAGGACGTATTCAGAAATCATTCTGCCGATCTCGCCAATGTCTGTCTGACCCTTAAATTCAAATTTAGCCACAAAGCCATTGGAGAAGGTCAGGACCAATTCACTGTCCGGGATCAGCTCGGCAAAGCCTGGGGTCTGGATGCTGAAAAACTGAATTTTGGAATAGGGCATAGAACTGAATGATTTCCGTTTTCCGGTGATGCCCTGCACGTCTACGGAAATGATGCGCTTGTTGGTAAAAATCAGTTGGTCACGAACCGTTTTGAAAGCGCAGGCGACGCTCTCGCCCTCAATCAGAAGACCGTTGATCTCATCGCGTACCTCGGAGACATTGATGGGCTTTAAGTCCCATGCGGAATTGTTGTTAAAGTTAATCATGGCAAAACCCTCCCTCTATGAAAGTATACGCCTTATTTATCAAAATGTCACGGGCGATTTCTTAAAAATCACCAAGAAAGTGTGGTGAAAGCGTGAATTTATTAGACCTTTTTGTAAAAATCAGCGTAGATGACAGCGGCGTTGACAGCGGCTTTTCAGAAGCAGGCAAAAAGGCAGATGCACTGGCAAGCAAACTAAAAGGCGGGCTTGCAACGGCGGCGAAGGCTGGTGCAGCTGCTTTAACGGCGGCTGCAACCGGCATCTCCATATTGACAAAAAAATCCATTGACGGATACGCAGAATACGAGCAGCTTGTCGGAGGAGTAGAGACGCTGTTTAAAAACTCTGCCGATCAAGTCATAGAATACGCAAACCGCGCGTATGAAACCGCAGGACTTTCCGCTAATGAGTATATGGACACAGTTACGTCATTTTCGGCGTCGCTGTTGCAGGGGCTTGGCGGTGACACAGAAAAGGCGGCGGAGGTAGCAAACCAGGCTGTCATTGACATGGCGGATAACGCGAACAAGATGGGCACAAGTATGGAAATGATCCAGAACGCCTATCAAGGTTTCGCAAAGCAAAACTATACCATGCTGGATAACCTCAAACTCGGTTATGGTGGCACGGCGACAGAAATGGCGCGGCTTATCAACGATTCAGGGGTGTTGGGCGATACCGTCGAGGTCACAGCGGACACAGTCAATAGCGTTTCTTTCGACAAGATGATTGAAGCAATCCATGTGATCCAAGATCAAATGGGGATCACCGGGACAACGGCGGAGGAAGCGGCAAGCACTATCGAAGGCAGCGTTAACATGATGAAATCCGCCTGGTCAAACCTTGTAACCGGGATTGCAGACGATAACGCAGACCTTGACCAGCTGATTGAAAACTTCACCTATTCTGTCAGTAAGGCAGCAGAAAACATTATCCCGCGTATTGAAAAGATTTTTACCGGGTTTGGAGATTTAATTACACGGCTTGCTCCGGTTATTTCCGAGCAATTACCGTCGCTTGTTAGCTCTGTTTTGCCGTCGCTTGTGAGTGCTGCCACTGCTTTAGTGCAGGGAGTTGTAGACGCAGCTCCCGGAATTGTTACGGCACTTGCGGATATGGCCCCTGAAATTACGGGAGCAATTTTGTCTGTTATACCGCAATTGTTAGACGCAGGCGTGCAAATGCTGATTGCTTTGGTGCAAGGTATTGCTTCGGCCATGCCGGAAATCGCACCGCAGTTGGTTGATTGCGTGGTACAGATTGCAGAAATATTGACTCAGCCAGATACGCTTGCTGCCCTTATTGAAGCAAGCGCGATGTTTATTGTTGCGCTTGCAGAGGGCCTAATTGATAATCTGCCAAAGCTTTTGGATGCAGCGCCTAAGATTATCAAAAATCTTGCATCCGCGTTTATCCAGTCCATAGGCTATATCGGAGAAGCCGCCATCGAAATCGGGATAGCCCTTGTCAAAGGAATTTGGGAAGGTATCAAGAGAATGGGCGATTGGCTAACAGGCATGGTAAAGGGTTTCTTCGACGGTATTGTGGATGGAGTAAAGGGCGTTCTTGGGATTCACTCCCCGTCCCGCGTCTTCGCCGGGATCGGTGAGAACATGGCGCTTGGCTTGGGTGAGGGCTGGGATAACGAATACGGCAATATCAAGCGTAGCATTGCATCTGGCATGGACTTTGGAACGGCATCAGTCGATTTTGGAGCCTCCGGCGTCGCGGCGATCGGCAACTCTATTGCATCCGGTGTTGGTGCATTGGCGACCGGCGGTGTGGGAAGTATTGTAATCAATTTGACAACCGAACTTGACGGCGCGGTATTGGCGCGAAAAATGGTGCCGTACAACGCAGTGGAGGCATTAAGGAGCGGCGCATGAGTAAAACGATCAAAATCAATGGAATTGATTTTACATCCTACTTTACGCCGGTCGGCTACAAGGTGGGACACAAGAAAATTAAGGGGCCAAACGAGGGATACATGCTGGACGGCAGCTTCACGGAGGACGTGCTTGCAATCAAGGCAGTTATTACCTGTACGTGTATGCCTCTAACGGAAACACAGCTGAACACGTTACTCGAGCAACTGTACAGTGGAAATCTGAGCGTATATTTTTTCGACACTCAAAGCGGAGGATATCGCACGGCAAACATGACGTGCGATCCTCCAGAGGGCGTTGACAGAGGAACCGGAACGAACGCTGCAGAATATTGGACGGGCATGGTGCTTGCGTTTACGGAGAAATGATATGAAGATCACCTACAAAAATTGGATGTTTGATTCTTCCCGAACAGAAAAAGCTGCGCCCACACGAGAGCAGTCATTAAGCTGTGAAAGTATTTCTGCCGATACACTGACAGTTGTTGTGCGATGCGACGATCCTTCGATTATGTCATTTCAGAAGAATGACGCTATTCGTTTCTGGGAAAACGATTCTAACGCATCAATGCAGACTTACTATTTACGGTCGATTGAGCGAACAGGCGCAACCGCATATAAAATTGTAGCGTGGTCTGCGGTCGGTTTATTGGCAACGATCCCGCATAAAGGCGGCATTTATACAGGACAAACCGTTTCTGAGGTAATTTCCGATATTTGCGGTGCGGTTCCGGTTGTGGTCAAGAGCGTTTTTGCAAACGTTAAACTATACGGCTGGCTCCCGTATTGCCAGCCGAAAACAAACGGGCAAGGCAAAAGCGCAAGGGACAACCTGGCGCAAGTGCTTTTTGCAATTGGCGCATATTTGACAACCGACCTAAACGGCGTTTTGCACATTGATTCCCTGTGGGACGGAACGGCGTCTGTGATTCAAGGCAACAGAATGTATTTGAGCGGTGGAAAGGTTGGGTATAGCGACCCCATCTCTGCTGTGACGGTAACGGAGCATCAATACGTTGCGGGAACGGAGGTAAAAGAGCTATTCTCCGGCACGGCGCAGAATGGCGATATCATCACATTCTCCGAGCCGATGCACTCCTTCTCTGCGACTGGCTTCACAATCTTGGAAAGCGGCGCGAACTACGCCAAGATCTCCGCTGGCGCTGGCGCACTGACTGGCAAGGCGTATATTCACAACACCCGCTTAATCACGCAGCCTGTGACGGCTGGCGCTGTGGAAAACATCAAATCAGTTACAGACGCCACGCTGGTATCTCTGGTGAATTCCTACGCCGTGGCGAAGCGTCTTGCGGACTATTACCGATGCCGCGAAACTATCACCAATGACATTGTAAGCGGGCACGAGAAACCGGGCCACGTTGTAAGCGTATATCATCCGTATGACAAAAAAATGGTTTCCGCTTGCATCCAGTCTCTTGACACCACCATGAGCGCGACGCTTAAAAGCAGCATGGAGGCACTGGTGGGATTTAAGCCGGCGCAGCCGGAATCTGCGGAGTATCTGGACGAGCGGGTAGTCCTCACCGGCTCCGGCGAGTTCCAGATCCCGGAAGGCACCACAACGATCCATTATGTGATGATCTCCGCCGGACAGGGCGGGCGCTGCGGCGAAAAGGGCGAAGATACCCAATCGGGGCCTAAGTTCTCGTGGACAAACCCGGTTTTTGAGGATCGGGTAGACGGCTACGCGTTGGCGCTGGGTGGCAAGGGCGGTCCCGGCGGCAAGGGCGGCATGGGCGGCAGGATCGTCGAGGGCGATCTCGATGTGTCCCAGTTGAAAAGCCTTGCTTATGCTTGCGGAAAAAGCGGCAAGGGCGCCGAATTCAGCCCGGACGACCTCCCCGGTACAGACGGCACGGATACGGTGTTCCACGGCATGACTACGGCGAGCGCGTCTGCTCCCGATTTTGGCTTCACGGATCCCATCACCGGCGAGCAGTTCGGCGGCGTCGGCGAGGACGGCCTCCCTGGCGGAGACGGTGCCGGACGTGATCCGGCTGTGAGTGAGTACACAGATGACAGCGTCCAGCAATATGTCAATGGCACGATTGCTTATGACGAGGACGGGAACGCTTTTACACCCGGCCCTGTGGCTGGCAGCGATGGGAAAATCAGCATGACCAGAAACGCATCAACAAGCACCCCGCGCAGTTTCGGCTGGTACAGCTCCGGTCTGGGCGGCGGCCCGGCGGCGGGAGCCAACGGAAAAGCCGGATCCTCCGGACGCGGCCTGCCGGGCGAGACAACCGTTGATGTGACCGGCGGCCCCGGTGCGGACGGCATGACGGCCACGCTTATCCCCTCCAAGCCGAAGCGGTACGGCAGGGGCGGACGTGGCGGCTACGGAGGCGGCGGCGCCGGATCCGGCGGCATTGCCGTGAAGAACGGAAACGGCACCATTACCCCCGGCACACCCGGGTCCGGCGGTTTAGGCGGCCCAGGCGGCCCAAGCGCGGACGGCTGTGTTATTTTGTACTACCGCAAATTCGGGCAAGCAAAAGCCGGGCCGTTGGTCCAGCGTGGCGGCGGATTGTTTTTCGACCGTCTGAACAAACTTTTCATCGTGTGAGGTGATTCCAATGACGCTTGAACAGAGAATCGCAGTCTTGGAAGAAATTTTCGCCAAGCTGCAAGACTATTACACATCCGCCTACTCCGGCGAGGAGATCGACGCGCGGCTGGCCTCCGCCGGTGTGCCTATCGGCATCACCAAGGAGTACAAGAGCGTAACCGAGATGAACCAGGACTTCACCGGCACGGACGTCCAGCGCGGCCAGTTCGTTTTGATTCTGCCGGACAGCACGGCCTCTGCGGACTATGGCAAGGTGTACCTCAAGGGCACGGCCAACTGGGTGTATGCCTTTACGTTGACCACGCTGACGTCCATTAAAGGCCCCATCGGCCCTCCCGGTAAAAAGGGCGACAAGGGCGATCCCGGCGAGGCCGGTTCCAGCTTCGTCATTTTGGGTTACTTTGATACGCTGGACGCCCTCAAGGCAGCCGTCCCCAATCCCAAGGCCGGTGACGTGTATGGCGTGGGCACTGCGCCTCCGTACAACATCTACATCTGGGATTCCGTCCACGGCAAGTGGGTACCCAACGGCAACCTGCAAGGCCCGCAGGGCAAGCAGGGCATCCAAGGCCCCGAAGGAAAGCAGGGGCCGGAGGGGAAGCAAGGCCCGGAAGGCCCTGTGGGCGGCTCCAGCAACTTCGTCCGCTACGACGCGCCCCAGAACCTCACAGACGAGCAGAAGGCGCAGGCCCGGACGAACATCGGCGCGGACACCGTACAGGGTGCGGTGCTCTACACGCCGCAGACGCTCAGCGATGCACAGAAGGCGCAGGCGCGGAAAAATATCAACTCCGTCCCCGGCGGGTTTGGGTGGGGTGAAGCGATGAAAGATGTGCTTGCATCCGATGCCAAAGACACCTATGAAACATACTGTGGCAAGCTTGATATGTTGCTTGCCGATATGCCCGACGGAACATCGCAACTTATTTATACACGTGGCCCAGTTTCAACGGGCCAATATTCTGGGGCCGGGAATATCGTTGCCGTTCTATCAAAAATATTGGGGACGAGCGCATCACTGATCGGCCTTTCGCCCGACCCGAGAGGCACTACCAACGGATTGTGGCGAATGCTGAAGGATAACGGGAATTGGCAGCCCGTCGAATGGATCAACCCGCCCATGACGCTTGGCACTGAGTACCGCACCACGGAGCGGTATCTCGGCAAGCCGGTGTATGTGAAGGCTGTTAACTTCGGTGTTGTGCCCAACAATTCCGCGAAAGCTGTGAACCACGGAATCGCAAACCTGGACGTGTGCTTTATGGTGTATGGGCATGATACGCTCAACCATCGGCCTATCCCAACGATGTGCCTGTCCGGAAAATTTACAGAACAAGTTGGGATCACAGTCGATGGTTCGAACATTATAATCCACACAACATTCGATGCAAACAATGACGGAGCCATTGTTGTATTGAAATACACCAAGACCACCGACTGACCATGGACTATTGCGTGATTTGCGGAGCCGTTGTGCCGGAGGGGCGGTGGGTTTGCCCCATTTGTGAGCGACAATGGCCGGAATTTTAACCTGCACGAAACAAAGTCGGACTTTTGACTTGCACGAAAGCAAGTCGGAACTACCCTAAAAACTGCAACTTTTTAAGGGGGTGTAGAATGGAAATTCTACAGATCGTATTAACTGCCGCCACCGGCTCCGGCGTGACCGCCATCATTCTCGCGATCCTCCAGCGGAAGTGGACCAAGGATGACAAGCGGGACGCCATCGTAGACGCGCTGAAAGTGCTGCTGATCGACCGGGTGCGCTATCTGGGCCAGAAGTACATCTCCGACGGCAGCGTCAGCCTGTCGGACAGGGAAACGCTGGACGAGATGCACCAGGCGTACAAATCCCTTGGCGGCAACGGGCACCTGAAAATCATCATGTCCGAGGTTGGGGAACTCCCAATCCGGAAAGAGTGAAAGGAGAAAAACATGGAGAACATCAAGAAACGGTTGGGCAATCTGCTTGCGGTGAAAAGCCTCGTGACCATCACCCTGACGGTGATCTTCGCGGTGCTGGCTCTGCGGGAGAGCATCAGCGGCAGCGAGTTCCTGACCATCTTTACTGTGGTCATCGGCTTTTATTTCGGCACCCAGCGGGTCAACGAGGACAAGAACAGTTGAAACCGGTTGAAAATCAACCGAAAATTTGAAAGGGGTACATACCATGGAAAAGATCTACGAGAACATCATCAACGAGGGCAAGGCCACCGGTAAGACCATCGAGGCCATCAACGCCGAACTGAAAGCGGCGGGTGCCAACTTCCACCTGAATCCTGACGGCGGCGTGGCCAACTGGACTGAGGACGAAATGCGGGAGGGCTTTATCCCCGCCGAGACCGAGCCGGAGGCGCTCCCTCAGATGCTGGATACCCGTCGCCGGGAGGATCTGGCGGGAACCGTCCAGATCCAGCGGATCGTCGGAGCCACCTATGAGGTGACTTATGACGAGGACGGTTACTTCATCAAGGCTTCCCGTGTGCGCCATGGTTGATACGTTTGACTGCGCGAGAGCGCAGATCTACCACAACACCGGCAAGCTGACCCCGGCGCAGATCAAGTCCAAGACCGGCTGCACCCATATTATCAACGGCTACCTGTTCAACAGGAAATTTCAGCCGGTGGGCTGGACGGTGATCGACGGCAAGGTCATCAGCCGGGACAAATACCAGGACTGGGGCGTGTCTATCGGCAGTGACGGCCTGCCGAAGATGCTGACGGACCGGGGAGGATCCTTCCTCTCCGGCGTCCCGATCCTCAAGGGCGGCTCCAAGCTGTACCGGGAGCTGACGCCGGACGTGGCCCGGTCTGCCGCCCGGACGGCGGTGGGCTGGCTGGCAAACGGCAAGGTGGTGCTGTGGTGCGACAAGACCAGCCTGACCCGTGAGCAGCTCCAGAACAAGCTGCTGGGGCTGGGCGTGGTGGATGCCCTCATGCTGGACGGCGGCGGCTCCACGCAGGGAATTTTCCCCGGCGGGAAGGTGACCAGCACCCGGAAGGTGCCTACGCTGCTTCTGTTTTGGGAGCGGTCGGCGATTAAGTCGGAAGATCAAGCCCTCGTATGGGGCAAGGCTCACGGCCTGCTGACGGACGCCAACGCCGGTGACACGGTGACCCGCGCCGACATGGTCCGGGCGCTGTATCAGATCTGGGAGGATAACCATGGTTGAGATCAACGCTTACAGCAAAGCCGCCTCCGGGGGCAAGCAGCTCTCCGCCCATTTCAAGGTGCGGGAGTTTGCGTGTGGAGACGGATCTGACGCTGTTTTGGTGGCTCCCCGGCTGGTGATGGTGCTGGAAACCATTCGCTCCCATTTTTGCGCTCCGGTGGTCATTCACAGCGCCTACCGAACGCCGCAGTACAATGCCAAGGTGGGCGGCGTGGCCCACAGCCAGCACTGCTATGGTATGGCGGCGGATATTTCCGTCAGCGGCCAGAAACCGGAGACGGTGGCGACCTTCGCCCGACAGCTGATGCCGGACTGGGGCGGCGTAGGCATCTACGCCAAGAAGGGCTTTACCCACATCGACGTGCGGGAGAAACGCTCCGACTGGACGAGCTAAACATCTGAAAGGAGGGCCAGAAGATGGCAACATCCACGCGGGAACGCGCTCTGCAAGTCTGGAAAACCCATGGAAAAAACAAACCGAGAGATCCGGGCGCTGTTGTCATCCATGGCCCCGGCCCGGGCGGCGCAGGCCGTCCGGCTGGTAGGCTTGCCGCCTGACGAGGAGACGGCGGTGCTGGCGGTGGACGTCCACGGCCAGAGCTGTCTACAGGCGGCGGCGTTGCTCCACGTCAGCGTGGACGGCCTTGCCAAGATCCGGCGGCGTGCCTACGCCAAGATCGCGGATGATATGCAGGGATGAGGAAAGCCGTGTCCGATTCGGACACGGCTTTCCTCTATCTTTCCAGCTCATTTTCGAGCGCTTCGATAATGAATTGACGCTTAGAAATTCTTCTGCTGGCGGCGGCATCGGAGATCTGCTGCATCATTTCTTTAGGGATGTCAGCCGTTAGTCTGGTATAGTTCTCAGCACGCCACCGCTTTTTCGCCTGGTCCTCTTTCTCAACGGCGGCATCTGACATGATATAGTGATAGATCTTCCCGTCAGGCATCCGCTTTGTTCGCTCACGCGTCATTCCGCTCCACCTCCAGACCTTTTCTGATGAGCCGCTTGATCTCCGTCTGGCGGGCCTTGCCTTCCAGCGCGGCGAGGATGTCGGCATCGGTGTTGTTGTTGAGCTTTAGCCCGATGAAGGTGGTGTTTTGCGACATCCACTGGCGTTTCGCTTCGCTATCCGGCATTCAGGCCCCCTCCTGTGCTTCGATCAGATCCAGCAGCGCAGTGTTCCCGATTTCGTGGATGTCCCGGTTAATGTCACCGCTAAAAATCGCGCGATTTTCGGCAGGGATCTTGTAATATGCGGCTTTGGAAATCTCGGTTTTTTCTTCCAGATGGGCGATGCGGTTTCCCTTGTTGGATTTACGCACGGAAAAAACGGCCTTGTAAAAAGTATCATAGCCGGAAATCTTGATGTAGATGGTTTTCATTTTCATTCTCCTTTGTCGCTGCGGATCAGATGCTCCGTGGCAATACGGGTGTTCTCGTCGGCGGGTTCTATGTCCCAACCTCTGTCATAGTTGCAAACAATTTCGCCGTTCCGCTTGAGCATCAGCTTGGAAATGCGACCTCCATCAATTCCCCATTTAGAACCTTCATCGTATTGCTTCATCCAGTAGTGAAAACTCTCGCCGTTGACCTTGATGCTACCTTCCTTCCACATTTTCGCGTACCCCTTTCCTTTACTGTACCTATAATATACAATAGGTTTAACCTATTGTCAATAGGTTAAACCGAATTTCTCAAAATATTTTTATGGCAGTTTGAGGGCAGAATACAGGCAGTTTCCGGGCAGTTTGGCTGTCCGGATTTTTTGTATCATATACGTGTAAAGGAGGCGCACACAATGTACGAGCGGCTTTTGGCCTGCGGGTATCCGGCGGAGTTGGCGCGAGAGATCATAGCGCAGACCGATCCAGCGGAGCTGGAACGCTGTGTGCGCATGATTGAGCTTTTATACGATGACCGGAGGGAGTATGTATAACCATTTCAACCCCAACCCCTGCGGGAAAAATGTAGGGGACTGCACCGTGCGGGCAATCGTCAAGGCTACCGGGATGGATTGGGGCGAAATTTATTTGCGGCTCTGTATCCAAGGGTATCTGGACGGGGATATGCCGTCGGCAAACGCCTGTTGGGGGCGGTATCTCCGCAGCATCGGATATCGGCGGTACATCGTGCCGGACACCTGCCCAGACTGCTACACGGTGGGCCAATTTGCGGAGGATCACCCAAAAGGCACCTATATTCTGGCTCTGTCCGGCCATGTGGTCTGCGTCTGCGACGGCATGATCTGGGACAGCTGGGACAGCAGCAACGAGAACATCTTGTATTACTGGGTCAAGGAGGATGACTAAAATGGCTTACACACCTTACGGATGGCAAAACCCTTATTATGCACAGCCCATGCCGGATAATCTGGCACAACTCCGTCAACAGCAGATGCCTCCAATGATGGCACCACAGCCCCCTCAGAATCCGGTGGCGCAGAGCGGTGTGCAGTGGGTCAGCGGCGAACAGGAGGCCCGGAACTGGATGATTGCACCCAATGCCGCCGTGGCTTTGTGGGACAGCTCCGCGCCTACGGTGTACCTCAAGAAGGCGGATGCCAGCGGTAAACCGTCCCTCACGATTTATGACCTCGTAGAACGCACAGAAACGCCCCGTACAGCCACGCAGGAAAAGGGCGTGGAGTTTGTGTCACCAGAAAAGAATTCGACGCACTAGCGGCGCTTGTGGGCGAATTGAAGGGCAAGAAGAAGCGCAAGGTAGAGGAGGAAGAGGACGATGAGTAACAATCCGTTTTTCAATGCGTTAGGTGGCGGACAGATGCCGGGGTCGATGAGCGGCTTTCCTCAGCTTTTACAGCAGTTCAAGCAGTTCAAGGCAAGTTTTAAAGGCGACCCAAAAGCGGAAG